TCCTTCTTTCACACTTTCATTTCTAGCTTTCTGATCATAATAATCTCTGTGTTTATTATGTGTGCGATCATATGCTGGTAACTTATCATAATCATGGCCGTCTTTTGCTGCCATTCTTTTGGCTTTTTGTAAAAGATGATAACTGTCATCACCAGGAGTTCTACCAATCGATTCATTTGTGCTATTCATTTGCATTCTTCTATCAATCTCTCTTTGAGCTCGATCTTTATCTCTTATATTCTTTCTTTGAGTAGATAATTTACGAGCTTGTCCTAAAGCAGTACTACGATTAGAGCCTGTTACTTTAGATAAACTACCTATTCTTCGAGTTAAGCCTCCAGCTATATCTTCGTTTGCTTTTTTCATCATTTTCCTCATCTGATCTATTTTATCTTTTTCTCCAGGCTTTAACAAATCATCTCTTTTCTTTTTGTTTATTCTTTCTATAGACTTAGCATATTCTGCAGAGCTTTCGTTTTTTTTCTGCATTAATCTATTTCTTTTTTTAATATCTCTTTCTATATTCTTATCGGGATCGTAATCAGTACCTTGCTTTAGCGGTCCACGTTTAGCAGAAAGATAAGCGGCTATTGCTTGATCACGTCTTTCATCTTTAGAGCGTCCTTTAAATTGCTTAGCTTTAGAATCTTGAAAGTCTCTAATCCATGCGCCCATTCCGTCTTTTACTTTTAATGGCATTTTTTTCTCCTAAGCTAAATCTTTATCGTGATTAAGACCACCGCGTTTTTTCTTTGTTATAAATGCATTAACTCTCGCATGTCCCCATTGAGATGGTGTAGTTCCTGGTCTGTGACCAGTTTTCCAAGCAGCGACTCCGCGATTATACACTTTACGCAATGTGCTTGATGAAATTCCTGATTTTTTAGCTTTGTCTGCTAGAGACTTGCCAGCTTTATCTTCTTCGATATATTTCTTAAAATTTTTCATCCTACTGAAGTCTCCCTATTTTTATTCATTGCATCTCTTAATCTAGCACGATCCATTTCTCTATCGTGTCTTTTCTTTAGTATATTTTTTTGTCTTTTATGTCTGTCTTTTGTCATCTTTATATCTTCACCGTACATTGCTTTAAAAGCTTTTGTGTATTTGCTTTGAGGCATTGGTTTTTTTCGAGCAGCTTTATCCCCCGGTGCATCTGTATATGAACTTGGTTTATCATCAGGTTTTTTAGCATCCCTTTTAAATTTAGCATCACGAGCAGCTTTAGTAGCTTTTGATTTTATACCGGCATGATATACTGCAGGTTGAGAACCTTTTCTCTTTCTTATATCTGGATCTTGCCGAACCTCAGGTCCTTCATATATCTCATTATCAAGTGGATTCCATTCTTGTAAAGTCAAAGGTTCAATATCATGCAACCATTTTCGTAATTGATGGCCATTTGAATTTTCTACTATAACATAGTTCGGTCCTTTTTTAATTATCCTTGTAACTTCATCATTTTCTTTTACGACTACGTGATCTCCAATTTTAAAAATCATACCTTTTACATATGCCTCTCTGATGTCTGAAAGTTTTTCTAATTTAATTAAATTTTGGAATATCTTTTGCTCTTTTAAACCCATTCCCATTCTTACTGAATTATATAATCTTTTTGCTTCAGTATTAGACATGTTTCTTGGCAAACCCTGAGAAAATTTAGTAAAATCTTTTTGTTCTACTGCTTGACGCATTTTAGATGCTGACATTCCAGTTGCACCATCGGCATCTGGATCTCTATCACCAGCCGATATGATGTTTATCTTTTCAAAGTTATAAAAACCGTGACGAGCTCTTTTACCGTTATACTTGTTTAATAACACCTTAAACTCGTTAAGTCTATCAGATCCAACGACTAAAGAAACGTGTTTATAACCTTCATCGTATAATTTTGTCGCTACATCAAAAACATTTTTAATCTTTTTATCTGCCATGATCTGACGCGCATGTTTCGGAAACATTTTTCTAGCGTACTTAATTTTTTCTACAAAAGATAACGGATTTTTCTTTTTATCCTGTGATTGAGACAGATAAACTCGATAAGGATTTTTACCAGATTTTTCTGATAATGTCTTCATTAACTTTTCATGACCAATAGTAGGAGGGTTCATTCTACCAAACGTAAAATAAACTCCTTTACTTTCTTCAATTAAATATGATTTAAACGAATTTACCACTACATCTTCTTTCTTCTAATTTCTGCTTTTCTTTTCTTTGGCATTAATCTTCTTTGCATTACATCTAATCGTTTTTGAAAAGATGGTCTATCTAGTCTTTTTTCTATTGAAGCTTTTGCCACGTCAGATAGTTCTGATTTCTTACGTCCCTTTAATAATTTAGCTGCTATTGCTTTTCGCGCAGATCTTCTTGATCTTTTCTTTAAAACAGGATCACGTGCCATTCTTCTTCTTGCTCTTTTACGTGCAAGTTTAAGAACGGTTTTACGTCTTTTTGCATCTCTGGCTTTTTTTCTACGACCAGAAATAGATAAGACTTCATCTAATGTTTGGGATTCTTCGAAGAGTTCAACGTCTTCTTGCGTAAAATTTTTAAATGATAGGGGCCTGTTGTCTGCCATCTTTATCTCCCTGGTTTATCCCATCCCTTGATTATATTGGGTGAAAAGTTGGCGAATGAAAATTCCATTCGATCAACTATTTTCACTGCATCACCACCAAGTTTATCTATTGCTACATAACCTTCTTGACCTGTAGAACGATATCCTCTATTTGTTTTTAAAAATGTATTCGTTTTATTTAGTTTATTTAATATATTTATAAGTTTTAACTTCGCTAAAACGATAACTTTTTGCAAATCAAACATTCTTTTTAAGCTTTTTTTATTGCCATCAGAGAAAAACGTTAAGATTTTTTGGAGCTTTGCTTTTTGGCCGGCTTGGCCTTTTTCTGTTTTCCTGGCTTGGATTTCTTTTTGATATTTTTGTTTGATCCAATTAATGAGCTTGGAAACATGATTACCTGTATTAACGACCACTTGACCTTTGCGTATATAACTATTATTGAATTGCTCAATGAGCTGAGCCAACTCACGATTATTTTCCAAAGTTTTAAGGGTAGTTGAACTAATTTGGTTAAATAAGAACCCAGCGTGACTAAGATATTCATTGACTTCCTCCGTATCTTTTTTCGTCATCGTATAGTTAGTCATATCTCTTAACATTGCGTCTTGAGAAAAAACATTTACACTCTTTTTAAATTTTGTTATGTTTACACCATAAGATGCTTTCATCGTTTCAAAAGATCTACCGTTATATGTCGTGTGCCATACGATACCAATCTTTGCTTTTTTAATGGTTTTAGCCATTTCAGTATTGTTAGGTATAGCATACACGATCGTGTTTGGGTGAAACGTAACGTATTGTTTTCCTTTTATTTTAGATATTTTTAAATCTTGTTTTGAGAATAAAAAATCTCCTTGAACTACTCCTTTGATACCAAGTTCTGGTAAATACTTTAATGCATCTTTTAGCTTAACAGCCAAACTACCAGAAGCATCAGCATCAACGTCCGCAGCAGTATAATATACTTTCGGTGACTTATTGAAAATCCCTTTTTTCGCAACAAAGAAATTACCGTTTCTGGGATCAATACCAGCAAAAATAGCAGGAGCACCATCCCACTTAACACTAACTGACCCATCTTTCACACCTCCTAATGTATCTCTTAATGATCTAAGTGCAAGAATAGCTTCTCTCGTACCTTTCACTCCACCATAGAGAACCTTGTCCTCTATATGCGTCATATGAGTATTTTTTTGTTCAGTTATAAAATCTACAAAGTTCATCCAATTTTTACTCTTGGTTTAATTGTTCCTTGTGTCACAACATCTATCGATATATCTGCAAGTTTAGGTTTCATGATTGCAGCTACTTCACCTATTCTTGAAGCGGGGGTAGTATTAATCATAAAGATAATTTTATTTTTTCCTAAATATTTTGCAGCTTCTTTTGCATAAGGTATTTCAACTTCTTTTTTCCACCTTGCCGCTAGCTTTCTATCTTTCATAATGGCTTTTATTTGACTACCATTTACTCCAGTTCTTTCTCTACCAAGTCTAGCAATTTTAGGATCTACATCTCTAATTTCTAACGCAGCTTTAACTTCTTTTGCTATAGGAACTGTACCACCTAATTTAAATCCTATAATTTCTTTTCCTCCACCGTCACCAGGTAAATTACCAGCTTTAACTTCATAATTCGTACCGCTAATAACGATGTCAACACCTGCGCTAGATCCACCGCCTAAATGCGCATTATCTAATAAAAAGAATAAAGTTGCTTCAGCTGGACCTACACCCTTTAAATTATAATTGTGCAAATTTCTAAAACTTTTAGCACTAATAGCTTTTAAGTTTTTAATTAATTTATTTAATTTAGTAACATTTGGCGGTCCAGATATTGTATTATCTAAATCAAATGCTGGAAACATATGTGTTCTAAATAAATGTTGTATTTCTTTTTTATATTTTAAACTAGTAAAATCTCCGGATGAAAGATTAAAAGACGTTACTTTTTGTGCACGTTTTAAAAAATCTGCATCAAGATCGGATACATTTACTGCAGCCATCTCTGTGATATAACTTTTAAACTTCATCATAGTTCTACCTTTTGTTTATGTTATACCTTTATTTATATCATAAATTTTTTTAATTGTAAACAAAAAAAAGGGACCATACGGTCCCGAGGTAGTATCAAAACAAAGGAGAATTATTTTTGTTTTTGTTTATTAAATGAATTATTCCACAACTTTAAACCGTATTTTTTTCTCTTTTCTACCTCAATTGGATGATTAGCTTCATACGTTTTTTGTCTCGTATGAAGCTGATTTTCTTTTATCCAATCGGCAATTTGTTCGCGAGTATGTTTTTTCATGACACCTGAACTGCTATGTAAATACATAACGCTAGTATCGTCAATTTACCATAATCTAAATCCCATTTGGTACCTTCACCAAAGTTTTTTTCAAATTTTTTCATGATGCCTCCGCAAATTCGAGAGCAGATTTAATGGCATCACGCTTTCTAACTTGATTATATCCATACCAAGAAGAATAAAGTCTGTTATCTTCATTACGACCTTGTAAATGATCGGTAACGTAAGTTACACTGTTAAAAGCTTGCCACCAACTTCCTTCTGCAAAGTTTGAACCTGGCTGAGTTTCAAGAGCATCGTAACAAAGACGTGCATTTCTTGATAAAGTATCGATAGCAAGTTTTTTACCTTGTGTTTTCTTATCAGCAGTTCTTGGAAATACTGTGTTATAATACTCAATAAGAGCTTCAGCTGTATATCTTTTCTTTCCAAGAAATTCAGCCATTTCTTTATAACTATTAAGCTTTTCAGAAGCAATACCAAGTGCTTCTTTTACACTATCAGGATTAAACTGAGTTCTGTGTGTAACTTTAACAGCTTTATCTGCTTTCATTTCCAATGAAAGTGATAACGTATTATTGCATACAACACGAATTGGTGTAAATCTAATATCTATTGATTTACCATACTGATGAGGATTTGAAAAAAGTAAATATGAATCGACTTTATCTCCGCCAAAAAGTTCAAATGAATCCTTAACTTTTGCTAAAGCCCAAACCATTTGACCACCTTTAAGTGATCCAGCAGTATGCATTTCCATATTACCGGCAAGTACATACTCACCGAAAAAATTAAATGCTTCTTCATTCTGAACTGGTGTCCAATTTTCACCGACATTAGTTAAAATTTTTCCATCAGTACTTCTTACTAATGATTTTTGACCAGTCGGTATCAATTCACCGTTGAATTGAATGTATGATTGAACTTCTTCAACTTTCCAATCGAGGCCAGCTTTTTCCATCATCATAGTCGGTGATAGATCGTTTGATACAGGTGTTCCAAGACCATGCCATGGAACTTCACCTGCGTATGCCATTGTTTCAACTTGATGTGCCATTATTTAAATTCTCCTTATATAGCAGTTAATAATGAAGGTGAAACTTTCCAGTTACCAATATTAGTAGCAACGACTACAGTTTTAAGATTAACTTTTTTTACAAGACCTTCGATGAAACTGCCTCTTCTATTTTCGAAAGAAACTTTGTCACCGACTGCAAATTCTCTTGCAGCTTTATATTGGAATTCACTTTGCTTTGCTTTTATCATTGTTATGATAGCATTAATTTCGTCACGATTACAAGTGTTGATTATACCTTGAACATTATCTAATTTATTCATTATTAAATTTTCCTCATTTTAATTTGCTTATAGATATAATATAATATGTTTAGGATGAAATGTAAACCCTTTTTTTAAAATAATTTAAATTTTTATTTATATGTAACATAAATGATACAATATTGTTACAATCTTTTTGGTTCCATTTCTAAAGACTTTCCACTGTAACCCCAAAATTCATTATAAGATTTCGAAATTTTTACTTTATTATTTTTCTTAAAGTATTTTTTAATAACTTTACTGTGAACATCCATTGGCATTTTAAAACCTAGTTTATTGACGTGTTCTTTTAGTCTTTCTCGCCTTTGCATTCTTTCTTCGAAAGTACTATTTTCATTATACCAGTCATTTCTTTGATTATATTTTATATTTAGTTCTTCTTGCATGTGCCATACAGGAGCGTGTGGCATAAAAATAAATGTTCCTCCAAGAATAACTGTATGAAATACATCTTTGTGTTTCTGATGTTTAGTAAAAAAATTTAAAGTTTCTTGAAAATCTTTTTCTGTTTCAGTTGGATAACCTACCATCATGAGTGCAGTAATTCCAAGCTTATACCGATAACTCATTTCTACGTAATGATCTAAATCTTCATTACTAAATTTTTTATCCATATGGTCGCGTACACTTTCAGAACCCGATTCTATTCCTAAATCTTGAGATAATATTCCAGCTTTAGCCATTTTTTCAAAATACCAAGGTGGACATTGTCTTTTTGGTCTAACTATACACTGTCCTGCAAATTGCATATCTTCTCGTAACATTCCCTCTTCTTTATATCTAATTATTTCATCTAAAAATATATGAAATTCTCTCATGGCTCCATTAAATAAACTATCTGCCCATCTCATTACATTCACTGTTGGATGTCTTAAAGATTGATGTACAACTTCTTCGGCCATGAGTTTTCCAGATCTAAATTTAAATTTAGGAGCCATTGCGTGAATATCACAGAAAGTGCAATTTCTTACACAACCTCGAGATGATGCCATATATAATACACTTCCATTAGAAGAATATTCTTTTAAACTTAAATCTGTATAATCTGGGAATGGATATTTGTCTAAGTTTTGCAATTGTTTAAAATTTTTAGTATCAATACCCGGACCTGAAGTTTTACCTTTTAATAATTCAATTAAAGATTCTTCTGCTTCTCCGTATATTACATGATCTACCATTTTAATGATAGGTGTTTCTGAATGAAATAACATGCATGAAGGACCACCGAGTACAAACTTTCCTTTATAACCAAGTTCTTTAAAAGCTTTTATTAATAAAATAGATGGAGCTTGTGATGTAGTAGAAAACTGCGTAATACCTATCCATTTAGGATTATGTTTTAAAACATCTTTTGCAAAAGAGAAAGTTGGTTCTTTTAATTTTGTGCCATAATCTTCTATTAGTAAATCTAAATCTAACCAGCAAGGATGTTCATCGCCCCACCATAATTCATGACAATCTCCCATTCGGTTATAGAGATAGATATTAAAATCCATATAAACCGAAGAAAAACCATTTTCTCTTAGTTGTGATTTCAATAAAGCAGGTCCAACAATAGGCATATTAGGATCTAATTTTGGTACAGTTATAAAAATAATGTCTTTATTCATAAGCCCTGATTAACATATTGTTTATTAAAAACCCATCACGCGCTGCATTTATTATATGATTTGTACTTATACAAACTTGCTTTAAACTAACATAATTTTTCGGTTTATATTCTTTTAAAATTTTATCGGTACCAACATATCCAAACTTTATACTTGAAACCATTGGTCCTTTAGGAATGTATTGCAATTGGTAGATGGCTTTATCCAACGCAGCTTTTGCAGCTTGATATGGCCATACTTTTCTTGTATTTTCATCTACAGTATTTGAACTTATATTTATAATCAATTGATCAGCATTCATTCTATCGTAAACCTCATAAAGAATTTCTGTTTGTACCCACATATGATCCGGATATTTTGGATCATCATACATAAAAGCATTGTTGATAAATACAGAACATTCATTTAAATGTTGATACATTTTAAGTCTATCATATTTTTCTGTTAAATTATATCCATTTGATCTACTAAATCCTTTATCACCAAAAGCCTCAAAAAGAGCTTTACCTATTCCATTTGTATGGCCTGTAATAAAAATCATATTATACCTTCTACCTTTTGTATATCTCTACGATCTAATCTCCACACGGATTGTTTAACTCCGTATATTTCTTTTTCATCATACCAACTATATGTTGGATCAATATCTTTACATTTATGAAAATGTTTATCTAATTTTTCACTACTAGCTGTTCCACCGTCTCCAGTATTAGTAGTGAATAATATATATTTTGCTCCACGATCCATTGCGTAATCTACCATATATGGTACCAACCAACTTGTAATTCCAGAACAAGATATTAAACCTCTTCTTCTTCCAAATCCTTTAGCTCTATATTGTCTTAGCGTAGCAGTTCTACAAAATATTCTCCATGCTTCAGGGTAATATTCATAAAAATCGTGCGTATGCGACATAGATATAATTTTATTATCGTAATAAATTACATATAAACCACTATTAGATCTTAATGCTAATTTTTCCATAGTTGAATTATTTTCAATGCCTTGATCAGCAGCTTCACTAATAAAAGCTTCTAAATCTGATAACATCGAATCATTGTAAAGTTTTATTTGCATATTGTTTATGTTTAACATAACACCTCTTTATTATATCGGATTTGTCTTTATCAGTAATATTTTTAATTTGATCGTAGGTATAATCTAAATTACGTAATCGATTATAAAATGTAAAACTATTTATTGTATTATTCATCGAACGAATAGCTATATCAGTTGCTTGTGATTCAGTCATATTATCGTTGTACCAACCCATATCATTAAATGAATATCCGTATTTATCAGGATCAATTCCTATTTTTGACTTTGGCGATATCGATAAAACTTGAAAACTATAACTATCAATTGAATTTGTTTTATCTAACCAATCAACTGTAGCATTTAAAGTGTCTTGAGTTTCGTACGGCAATCCAGCAATGAATCCGCAAGATATTAAAATATCTGGATGCTTTTCTTTCATCCATTGCAATCCATCTTTTATTTTATTTGGATCCATACCCTTACCAATGGTTTTTGCAGATTTATGATTAAAACTTTCTATTCCAAAGAATACAGATTTTAATCCGCTTTCTGCTAATATATCCCAACTTTCTGGTTTTGAAATAATAAGATCTGCACGTGCATAGGATGAAAATTCTAAATCAAACGGTAATGTTTTAAACATATTTTTTAATTTTCTAATTTTTTCTACAGAATCATTATAGGTGTCATCACTAAACATATAACCTTCAGTTCCGTAATTAATATAATTTCTCATCATTTCTTCTTTTAAAACTTTCGGTGATTTACAAAAATCCCAAAGTTTTTTACCGTTTAAAGGATAAGAACAAAAACTACATTTAAATATACAACCTCTGGCTATTTCAATAGGTAAATGTTCTTTTTCAAAAATATAATCTGAATCATCCCACAATATTTGGCTTGTATTAAAATTAAAATCGTTTATAAATTTATCTTCGGCAGGACCGTAAATGTACTTTACATTTTTAAATTCATTTTTTATCTTCATACCTCCAATCACTATTTGCATTCCTAAAGTTCTTATATAACTAAATAATTCTTCGGCTTCTTGTTTTTCAATTCCAATGCTAGTGGCTTTTTCTAATTCGGATCTTATTTTAATTCGACTTTCAAAAGCATCAAAATTTTTAGGAGCCATGAATGTAGAGCTAAAACCAATCCATGTGGTGTCTTTAGTTTTATATTTTAAAATGATATTTTTTATTTCATTTAAATTAAAAAAGGTAAAAAAATCTACAACTTTAACCTTTTCATTTTTTAATCTAAAATCTGAAGCAATTCTATAAGCACCAGCGGCTCTTCCTAAACCAATACTTCCATTTACGTCTGTGAAAATGATAGCTTGCATTTAATTTTTTCTCTAAATTCATCTGTAAATACCCCGTCTATTCTTAAACAATACGAGGCTTGTGGTATGCCGTCTGAAGTATGTCTATCTTGATCATTAAACCAAGTACATGTTGATTCTGGATAATGTTTTACTTTTATTCCATTTTCTTGTTCATCAACTAAATGAAATCTCATTTTATTTTTGTCTATAGTAAACCATAAAAATTCACACACATCATTTCTTTCACCATCATACATTCCATCACGATGTTCAGTTAGTATTGAAAAATGATCCAATGTAAAAAAGAATACTCTACCAAAATTTTCAAATGGAAGTGCGTTTATATATTTTACTAATTCAGGGAAATACTTTGCATTATGAGTCCATTCAGCACCTTCACCAGAATCTTTATTTAAATATCCTTTATGTTTTTTTAAAAATACACCGCTAACAGAATAATGAATATCTTTCCAATACTTTAAAAATGTTCTTCTTTCGTAAGTAGTAAGCCCTTCAACTTCTTTCTCATATTTGTATTCTTCTTCATATGGATATATTAAATCATCTTGTAATTTATATACTCTAGGGCCAGGATCACATATATGTGGATATGATTTTGCCAATCCCATAGCTATTTCTTTATCTAATTTCAAAAAACTTTCTGTATCAACTATATCGTCTAAATCTAAAAATGGTATACTATAATCTAAACCTATCATATATCTGTATTAACTCCTTATTATCTGTCTCATGTCTTTCAGGTAAACACGTTACAATGTGTATTCTATTTTGTTCTGTTGAACAATTCATTGCAGTATGTTCTTTTGTAGTATTAACTATAACAACTTCGCCTTCTTTTAAATTTAAAACCTGTGGAGGATCTGTGAATATAAATCTACCTCCCTTTCCGTATGTATCATAAGCACCGTAAATGGGTATATGCATTCGAATTGTTTTATCTTTATGTAATGAATAACAAGTTTTAGGTGTTTGTATCATAATCCGTGTTCTTACAACGGGAAATGGGAGGTTTTTTAAACACTCAATAATATATTCATTTTCAATATCTTTATTCCATACATTAAATTGTGCGTCCGATGTTACAGATCCATCATTATACCATAGCGACCCAACTCCATCATAGTGTTTATTTTCAACAGTTTCGGGTAAATGCTGTAAAGCAATCTGTGAAACTGAATCTGGAGGAGGACACTTTTTCTTTATAGATAAATATGATTGATATAATTCTTTTACATTAAATTTTATGTTATAATAAAAATGAGATTCCATGAGTTTACGCCAAAGTAAATGGTTTTGTCCTGAGCCTTTTTCTAATATATTTATAACTACAGATGGAGCTGCTGCTCCGTGTTGTGTCTCTGGTCATTGGCCTTTGAAAGAGCATCAGACTCATAATATAAAAGATTGGAGTAAAGTTCAAAATAGTAAATATTTTAAAGGATTAAGAGAAGATTTATCAAAGGGTGCCGGTGATTTTATATCTAATTATTGTAGTTGGTGTTATAAAAATGAAGAAGCCGGTAGAAAGTCGCATCGTCAAAATTATGTAGAAAGATTAACAGATGAAGAATGGGATTTATTAGATAAAGCTTATTTAGACAAAAATAATTATAAACCGCCTATCATTAAATCTATGCAAATTAAAGCATTGGCAGGAAACTATTGTAATTTATCTTGTCAAATGTGTTTAGCTTCAGAGTCATCAGGTTTAGCATTAGAAAATCGTAAATTGGGAATTAAAGATAATCACCCTTTAGATAGACCTGCAAAATATCTTTTTCCGTGGGATCAAAATGGATTAGAAGAATATTTAAGAAAAACGCAAATATTAAAATTAGTTGGTGGTGAAACTCTAGCTATTAAAGCAAACTATGATATTTTAAAAACGTGCATTGATAAAAAAATATCAGATAATATAAGCGTTGAAATTATAACAAATGCAACTATTTTTCCAAAGTTTGATAACTATGATATATTTGATTACATTCCATTTTTTAAAAATTTTAATATAACATGTAGCGTAGAAATATGGGGAGAAGAAAATGACTATATTCGTTATCCAAGTAAATGGGAAGAAACTGAAAAAAACATTTATAGATTAAATGAAACAAATGCAAATGTCGCAGTAGCTTCTACGGTCAATGCTTTGAATATCGGTTATTTAAATAAAATGAAATTTCCAAGATATAGTTTTATGTCGGTAGTATCTGCAGATAATCCTTTTAGTATTACATCTATTCCACCAGATATTAGACAAAATCTAAATATATTACCTGAACATAAAGAATTATTAAATGTGTTTAAATATGATAAAAATAATATGGATAAGATGTTAGAAGTTATCCGTAAAAGAGATCAGTTTAGAGGTACTAAACTTACTGATGTATTTCCTGAGTGGGATCGTTACTACTAAGTATTTGCAATAATCTTATATGAGTAAGACTTGCATTAACTAAATAATGTTCTGTCATCCATTTCCAACAAATAGCGTCACCTTGTTTCCAATTAGTAATTACTTCATCTTCAACTCCAAATACTTGACCGCATTTCCAATCTTCTAAAAATATTAAATTTTGCCATAAAGTTTCTAAATTATATTTTTTTCGATAAGGCTCTAATTCATCCACGTGTATTGGTAACATATTACCAGGACCTTGATCAATTAACATACATTGTGCATGTTTCCAAGGACCATTAGGTGGATTATCACAATCTGCAACTCTAAATCTAATATTATGTGTTGTATATCCAGCTTTTTGATATCTTTTATACTTGTGTTCGGTTTCTTTAGCTAACTCCATTCCGCATAATGAATGCTGTAACATTTTTAAATTTAATTCATCATGCCATTCTGGATTAACTTCAAAGTTTCCATAACGTATAATCTTATTCATCTTTCCTGCCACTCCGTTAATTCAATACCTGTAATTTTAGGAACATCTTTAAATTGTAAAGTATTTCGTATAAAATAAAATTTTCTATAATCAAAAGACATTTCTGTATAGCCTTCTATATCGATAAAATAAATTTCTTTATTTTCTGTTATTACAAAATTTTTAAGTGTTACGTCTGTAAAACCCCAATCAGATTTTCTTTCTATCATACCTTTCCATATTTTTTCATTAATATCTAAAGTTTTAATTTCTGCAGTCCTTAAATTATCTAATGTAATACCCTGAATATATTCTACTTCAAAATCTATTAACATATTTTGAGGGTTTTTATAAAAGTTAAACTTAGGAATTTTTATATCCCCGAATTCGTTTTTATCATTGCTAAGAGTTTTATATCGTGACCCAGCATAATCAAGAATTTCTAAAGTTGGATATTTTCTATAATATTTAATAGTAAGATTTTCTGCGTAATAAAATTTATCTCTTTTATAGCTATAAATTTCTAATTCTTTTTCTATAGTCATGGACCTACTGATAGAAATATTCTATCTACTTCTCCTTTCTTTATTAAAACACGATGAGGCATATGTGTTCTTATAATTCTATAACCTTCATTACAAACCAAATTAACTTTTTCTCCGTCTATAAATTCTAAAGCTTCTGGTTGTGAAAGTTGTAAAGCTTGATGATATCTCCATTCAAAAGCATCAGTATGATAAGGAAGATGTACACCAAATTTTGATGACATTGTATATAATACATTAAGATTTTTTTGTTTAAAATGATCTTCGCATTGTTGTATTATTAATTGTTGATCATTAATTCTATGTTTTGTAAAAACTTTATATAATATAACAGATACAGGAATTTTATAAACCATATCATCAAATACTAATTGATATTTGTATATGCTAATATAATCTGATTCTATTATAGGAATATGACACAATTCTCTATGAGAAAGATGTGTATAATTTTTATAAGCATCAAATGGTTCTTGACATAAATGAAAATTAACACCGTCGTTAAAGTATAAATGATCTTTAATATGAGTTTTTAATAACTCTAATATGTCTTGCCCTAAATTTAAAGCTAATTCGTAATCAGCCGCAGCAGATAGTTTTTCATAATTTTTCATGAAAGTATTTATATGACCAGATTCTGTTCCCAAGCTCTGGTCAGGCTCGGTATAATTACGCTGCTTGTGCGTAATCTACGGGTGCAAAATTATCGTTTGCATTTATTTTTTCGTAGACTCAATTACCTGTCGATCCTATTTCGCCCCCACAAAGATACACTAGCTGATTCTACCTATCAATCAGACGATGTTAACCGGATGTGCATTCCCTTGTGCACCCTGCGGTGAAGCCGTTGTGTACCGTAGGTATTGCTCCATATTACAGTTGGGCTCCCAAGTTCATATGTCAAAACCTAGTGTATCTATGGTGGAGGCGACGGGTACCGCCCCCGTGTCCAGTATAACCTCTAACATCTACTATAATATTTATTATATTACACTTTTGATATGATGTAAACAGTTAATTTGGTTTTGCTGCATCTATACCTGGAAGATATTCGCTCATGCCAAGTAATTCACCATCTGTAAATTTTCCATCGAAAGGATCAAAGTCACCCATAGTAATTGCATCAACTAAATTTTTTGCTACTATTTGAACTGCTGGTGGCATATTCGTAAAAGGTGCCATTTCAACCATACCTGTGTCCATACCTCCCCAAGTATCTGCTGATTCCCAAGTACCGTTCAGAACTGCTCTTACTCTTTCAACATAATACGGACCCCATTGATCTATAATAGCTGTAAGTTGAGTATTGGGTGCAAACTTAATCATATCAGATGCTTGACCAAATGCTTTGATACCAGCTTTTTCTGCAACTTGTAATGCTGCAGTAGAATCTGTATGTTGTGTAATAATATCTGCGCCTTGTTGAATTAATACTTCGGCAGCATCACTTTCTTTTGCGGGATCATACCAAGTATTAACCCATACAACATCAATATCAAAATCTGGATTTACTGAAGTAGCACCAAGATAAAAAGCGTTAATACCTCGAATAACTTCAGGAATTGGGAAAGAAGCGATATAACCTGCTTTTCCTTTTTCACTCATCATTCCAGCAATAACACCTTGAATATATCTACCTTCATAAAATTTAGAAGAATATACAGCCATATTATCAGCAGTTTTATATCCAGTTGCGTGTTCAAACTTTATATTCGGAAATTTCTTTGCAACATTTAACATTTGTTCCATGTACCCAAAAGAAGTAGCAAATATCATGTCGACGCCGTTCATAGCCATTTGCGTCATAACTCTTTCAGCATCAGGTCCATATTTTACACTTTCGACATAAGTCGTTGTAACGTCATCACCAAATTCTTTTTCAATTGCTTTACGCCCTTCGTCATGCATGTATGTCCAACCATGATCACCTGTCGGTCCGACATAAATAAAGCCGACTTGAAGTTTGTCAGCTGATACGGTAGTAACTAAAAATAGCGGCATTAATAGGACAGCCAGTCCTTTTATGAATGATCTCATAAACAGATTTCCTTTCGATGTTTTGATTGTTGTTAAATAATTATATATAAATACTATTGTCAATATATTATTCTCCCATTATGTTTATTTTTTGAAATGAATTAAAAAATTCATAGGAGAAATTTATGGATCCAGTATCCGCAGTCGCTATAGCTGGTGCCGCGTTTAGCGCCATCAAGAAAGGCTTTGCTTTCGGTCGAGACATGGAGAGTATGTCTAAAGATCTCGGTCGATGGATGGGCGCTATGAGCGATATTAAAAAATGTGAAGAACAGGCAAACAAGCCTCCATTATTTAAAAAACTTTTTTTCGCTGGTTCAGTTGAAGAAGAAGCACTGAACACTTTTATGGCTAAAAAGAAAGCCGAAGATATGAGAGAAGAGTTAAAAAGATTAATCATGTTTACTCGTGGTCAAAGTGCGTGGAACGAACTATTAAAAACAGAAGCAGATATTAGAAAGAAACGACAAGAAGCTATATACGCACAAGAAGAATTCCGTCAAAAAATTATTGACGGAATTTTAATTATTATAGCTTCAAGTATAATGATATTAGGTGTATCATTTATAGTTTATCTTATTGGTATTAACCAAGGATTATGGCAACCAATCGATTGGTGGAAATTAATCGGTGGATAATAAATCCTTTATATAGGTTTGGCCATACGCATTCTTTTGACCAGCAGATTTTTGATCATGCACGTGAAGTTGAATAATTGCATAATGAAGTATTTTCATTAAATCTTTTCTTGCTTCTTCGTGCGAACCTTTTTTTCCATAACGTTGTGCATATTTTAAAATATTTCCAATACAAAATCCTGTACCGTGTCCACCGTCAACGATAAATTCTGCTGCTTGAAATTTTTCTTTAGAATAGTGACTGCTATACGTTGAATCAATATGTGTAGCTAAGTCTCTTATACTTTTATCTTCATTAAATTTATAATCTATTTTCATTTATTTTCCTTGTACCAAAGTTCGGCAGCATCCATAATCATATTAGTATACTTTATTCTATAACCAGTACCAGCTTTTAAATCATCGATGTTGACTAATTTTTTATGCGGATGAGTAATCTCATTCCATTTTTCAATAAGTTTTTCACAAAGATTATCAAATTGAAAATCAGTTAATACTGATTTATCTTTTTCATAATAAAGATATGATGACATCAAAAAGTATGCCATCATTCTATTTGGAGATAAATTTTCTATCATCCCCAATTCTTTCTATCAGTTTCATTTTCATAGCCAAAAGTATATTGAGCAATTTGAAGCGGATCCATTTGTTCAGCTTCGATTTTGATACCATTATTAGTACCCATCGGCCAATAATGTGGATCATAAGGTCGACCGTAGTAGCGATCTGCACTACCACGATCTAGAGGAGAACCGTGTTCAGCTTTTGCTCTTAAGTCATGAAAACATTTTTTAGGATCAAACATGTCAGACTCCAATAATTCTCTTACTTCTGCTGGTATATTCATTATATATTACTCCCCATATATTGTATTATTGACCACCAAGTATATTGTGATCCTTGTCCAAAATCTATCCAACCTAAGGCAAAAGCCATAAGGACTAAACAACCTAATAAATCTCTAAGCATGTCCTTGACCCGCAACTTCAAATACGAAATCATGTACATTGTGCTTATTTAAACCAGTCATTTCAAGGTTTGGAACTTTTAAAATTTTTTCAACTGCGGTGTCAATACTAATATGACCATCACCTAACGTTGTAATAATATCGTCTACTGCGATTTCAGCTTGATTTTCTGCTAATCTTTTAGTAGCTGCCATAATTTATCTCCTCATTAGTTATAGTATTAATATAATGCTTTTTTCAGAAATGTAAACCCCTAAAATCCACTTTTTTTAAATTAATTTAATATTGTTACATATATGTTACATATGGCTCTGGGAGAAGGATTCGAACCTTCACGCTAGATAAATAACTTTTTACACTAATTATTATCTAACAACCAATAAACAGTTGATCGCGTCTACCAATTCCGCCACCCCAGAATAATTTTATGGTCTAGGATTACCGTATGATTGTGCAAATCCATGCATTACTCCACTTTTAGGATCAACAAATTCAGTAGTAAAATTTGCATTTACTCTTTTGTGCGCTTTTATCATTCGAGTCACACCAATTCCACCACCAACTCTTGGAAAAAATTCAAACTTTAAAAATTCATCAAGTTCTTTTTGCACTCTTTCTTTACCAAATAAATCATAAAGTAATTGAGCATACTGTCCATCTGATATAGTTTCAAAAGTATTTCTCATTTGATCTACGTCTGTGCTTCTTTCAGCAGATCCAATTGTTTCCATACCATTTAAAATAACGTCAATCTTTTTACTTGTTTTGCCGTCTTCATTTCTTGTCATATTCCAAAAAGGTGATGTATGTTCTGGAAATTTAGTAATCATGCCCCAATCAATTTGTTTTTCATGGTAATTATCAAGTTCATCTGTATTAAATTCTAAACACCATTCTTCATATGTTTTTTCATCTAACTTAGGAAATCCCATATATTCACATAATTCGATTTCTAATTTTTTTAGATCATCAATGTCACCTGGCATTTCAAATTCAAACATTGGAAAGATTGTTTCATGTCTTCCTTGTATTGGATTTGGTTCTTGTCTATAACTTGTTGAAAGACAAAAATAACCTGGTGAATTCGGGCCACCGTGTGCTAGCAATTCGTGTTCTAACCACATTTGCCCAGTTTGGGGTAATGGCCAAACTTCTCCATCATAATTATAAATTCCTACTGTTTCAGGATCTTCACACGCTGCTAATATACTTAATCTATTTTGTGTATGTACTTCCCACCAACCTTTTTCCAAAAAAAAGGACCGTAAACGGCCCACTGTAAAACTATAATCTTGTGAATTAATCAACTTTGTCATACTTGCTCCTTTTTTAAATTTTATTTATACCTTATTATTGTATGTTTGGAAATATTTCTGAAATAACTTTAGCACATTCAACAGCAACAAGTCTATGTTCTTTCTGTGTTCCGTTAGCAGATCGTAATTCTATAAAATGAATCCAAGATCTTAAAGTTCCACTCATGTATAATCTACTTTTTGTTAATCCTTCTGGCAAAACAGCTCGAGCTTGTTCTTTTGCAATGCCATGTTCTACAGCCCATTTATAGACTTCTCTACATTGATTTATAACTCCTGTTTGTCGTCTTTGCCATTCTGTAATCAACTCTTGCATTTTTTTATCATTCTGAATACTCGGATCATTTTCTATTTCAATACTATTTTGTCTGTTCTTTTCATCTTGCAATCTACATTCACGAGTTGTAAAAGATAAATCGTCAGTAGGATCTGCATATCTTTGACTAAACTCTTGAAATGAAAATGATCTGTGTCTGAGTATTTGTCTGGCAATGTCTCGAGTTGTTTCTATCTCCAAGCAAGCGCTAACCATTTCGAAGGGCGACCAATGCTTGTTTTTGATAAGATAACGTAAGAGCTTTTCTGACGTTTTTTTGTTGGTTTGGTTCGATGGATTGGAAACACGGGCGCAATACGCAACGAGATCTTTGGCATCTTCTACTCCCTCCATTTTCTCAAATGGTTTACTGTAACTTATAAGTTTTACGTTCATGTTGTAACTTCCAACTCACTTTTAATTTTTTCAACAACCTTTTCGTTTACGCATGAAATCATATGCGGTTCATTATCTGGTCCAAATTCCGCAAATAATCTACGCATTATCGGAAACATATTAATTTGAGTAAATCTAGCACATTGTTCCCATGTATTAAATTTATGCGTATCAAATACGTAAATATCACGTGTACCCTGTTCAACATTAATTACTGACATCATTGCTACTATTAAAAATTTCATTTAACTTTCCTTTATCATTGTCCAAAAACCGGATCCTGTTTCAAAATCATGATGATCAAATTTACGTCTATGTTCTTTTAAAAAACCATCAATAGCTCTAACTGTTCCTTGATGACTAGGATGATAATCATCGCCGCATATGTATTTTACATCTTTTAAAGCTCGTAATTCTAAAGTAACATTGAAGTAACTGTGTAATCCATCAATATAAACTAGATCCCAATTTGTATCTTTTTCTAATATTTCTAAACTTTTCTTTTGATGTATTATGTGTTTCATCATAAATCGAGTCGGATGTTGAGACATTACCCAATTAAAAATTTTTCTTTGAGCATTATCGTTTTCTTCAACATACATCTTCATAAGATATTCAATCGTAGAATTTCCTTTATGTTTTTCAATCACTCCATTATAATGTTTTTGTTTTAAATAAGGTTCATTCATGTCAAAAGTATCACACGTATGAAGTTCAACATCTTTTGGTAAATTATTTAATAATATCCAAGTAGAACATCCCCATGCACAACCGATTTCTAAGACTCTTCCACCAGACTTAACATTACGAGCAAATTCACCAAGAGCTTCTAAATGTTTTGGATTATTAAATCCTGGAATATCTAAATAGTGTTTCACTGGTTTTGGTATAATCATAATTTAAAATCCTCGAACTTTTTACCAGCTGGCGTTTTATCAAAAACCGGTGTATCATCAGTTAAAGTTTGGTGACTTTCTTCAACATCGTATAATTTCATTTTACTTCTATCTATTCCAATAACGAAACGTCGATGTTGCGTAGGATCGTTATAGCGATTTTTTAATTGTTTAACCATCATTTGTCCCATACCATCAAGTTCTTCAGAAGATATCAAAGCAAACATTAGATCTGCAGTAGCTGGCAAACCAAAGCTTTCTGACGTATCTTCTAAACCGATATCAGAACTTCCAAACCCAGATCGAGTTGTTTGTGTTGCAGAAAATATGGGTAAATCAAATTCTACGGCTAAACCGCGTAATTCTTCGGCAATCGCTTTGACATATGAATAAGAATTAATTGCACCGCCTAAACCTTTCATCCTTGAACTAGCACATATATTTAAATAATCTATGAAGATAATATCTGGTTTAAATTGTTTTTTTAATTTTAATTCGTTTAACAAAGATCTAAAATGGCCAGAATGAGCAGCACCTGTAGGATATTCTTTTATTATAAGTTTACCGTTTGTTTTACGAGATATGTCTTCAACTTTACTAGTAAACATATCTTTAGACATTTTATCTAATTGATCGATAGGGACATTTAATAAATTAGCATCAATACGCTCTGCTATTCTTTCTTCAGCCATTTCCATTGTAATATATAAAACATTATAACTATCATTTAATGCAGCAGCCGCTACATGGCACATGAAAAGAGACTTACCAACCCCAGTGCCAGCAAGAGCAATATTAAGAGTTTTATTAGGAACACCTCCCTTAGTGATTTTGTTAAAATACTCCAGATCGAACGGTATACGACTTTCTTCCTTATGATAAAATTCAAATCTTTCTCCGGCTTGTTCGACATAATCGTGACCTACATTTGTATCAAACGCCACACCTAATGCATCTTGTAATAAACTAGGTAAAGCGTTTTTCGTTAACTTTTCGTGTTTACCATCTATGATTGAGATGGATTCCATTACGGCATTGTATATAGCTCTATCTTGACACCACTTTTCGGTATTTTCTAAAAGCCATTTTTCATCAACTTCGTCACCATCAAACAAGTTTTGAGCAATATCAACAGCAGTTGAAAATTGTTCGTTACTTAAATTAGAATGTTCGTTTAATTCTACTAAGAACGATTCTCGAGTTGGCAACTTGTTGTATTTATCAACGAACTTACCAGCTTCCTTAAATAATGTTTTATACGGACCTTCAAAATATTCTGGTTTGATGAAAGGTAAAACCTTTCGCATATAATCGTCATCAGTTAATAATTTTCGAAGTATCGTCTGTTCTATTCTCGTATTCATCAATTCGCTTTTTTTCCTCTAATTTTACCCAACCGTCTTTTTCACCTCGTTCTATAATATCTTCTAATACTCTTGCAAGGACAAAATGTAAATCTTCATTATCTACCGTTAAATTTAAATCAGGACTTTCTATTATGCTAAAGTCATACGTAAATTGCTTTCTCTTTCCATCGAAAGCTACAGTTCCATATTGAACTACAGTTTCAACAAAATCTCCAGTTAATATTCTGATATGCCAGGCATGTGAATCACTAGAACTTGGTATGAGTTCGTAGTCTTTATTCTCTTGCATCTTCAATATCTATACTCCTATTACCGCCAATTTGATATGCGCTTTTAATATAGTCTTTAAAATCAGTTTTTTCGAAAATTGGTTTCCAAAAATCTTCAACTAAAGTAGATTCATGTCTAACTTTATTTTCTTCATTTGCACGTGCGTACCACCCAGGCGAAGGCTTAGTCACATAACCACCGGTCATAGCAATATCAAGTAAACCAGAATAAGATAAAACACCGCCTTCCCAAGAAACAGAAATCGGTATCTTAGATTTTTCTTTTACATACCGTGATTTTTCTACGTTAATAATAAAATGATAACCTTGAATCTCAGTACCTTTTTTATCTTGTTGCCTACCGATAATCCATATATTGTCAGCACTATAGTATATGCCAGTACCACCAGATACCACGTCTTTTGGAAATAAACCGATTTCTTTGTATGTATGATTTACTGCAATGAGTGGTATGTTTTTCATATTTAAATATGGTGTACACATTCTAAATAAACCTTTGAGAGCTTTTGCTCTTGACATATCCGCAACTGATTTTTCATTAATAGCATCTTCTAATTCTTTTTTAGAAGCTAAGTTACCAACAGAATCAATCATGATAATAACTCTATCATTACGATCTATACCTTCTAATTGACTTATCATATCGAATTTTAATTCTTCAACGTTTGTAATAGGTGTATGTAAAACACGAGAAGTATCAATGTTAAATTGCTGAAAGTAAGATTGAGGTGAACCAAACTCTGAATCATAAAATAACAGTACAGCGTCTTCATACTTTTTTAAATATGCAGAAGCCATTATCAAACCGAAAGAAGTTTTAAAATGTTTTGATGGTCCTGCTAGTACTGTCAAACCAGGTGCTAATCCGCCTTCTGTTGTACCAGATAATGCAACGTTCATCATCGGAACGTCTGTTGGTACCATATCTTTTTCTGTAAAAAATTTACTTTCAGATAGAATATTTGTATATTCTACTTTACTATTCTTTTTTAATTTATCCATTATCGACATATATGTCTCCTAATTTTTCTTATAATAACTTTTATACCACTCAACAAAATCACGAATTCCATTTTCTATATTCGTCATTGGAACGTAGCCTAATTTTTTAATATTGGTTATATCAGCTAATGTATGACGAATGTCAGCTTTGTGCATATCACTAAATTTTATTTTTGCCTTACGACCTAAATTTTCTTCAATTAATGATACAAACTTCATGAGCGGTATACTCTCTCCACTTCCAATATTAAATATTTCATGCGTATTAATTCTTTTCACTTTATCTATGAGTAATTGTACACCATTTACGATATCTTGTACATAGGTAAAATCGCGAGACATTTCTCCATGACCATAAATTTCAATAGGTTGATCTTCTATGATTTTATCAGTAAATTTGTAAAGAGCCATATCTGGTCGACCATGCGGTCCGTATACAGTAAAGAATCTAAATCCTATTGATGAGGATAAATTGCTGTGTTTAAATTGACATTCATTAACGTATTTTGACCAAGCATAAGGATTTTTATGATGTTTAAATTCCATACTTTCTGTAAAGGGCGGTGTTTGACCAGCATAAACGCTTGAAGACGAAGCATACACAATTGGTATTTGTAATTTTTCTGCTAATTTAATTATGTGCTGTGTTCCAAGTATATTTGTGTTGATATAATTATCAGGATTTTCTAATGAATTTCTTACACCAGCATAAGCTGCTAAATGAACTATAACATCAATATCTTCAAAATCTTTTTCATTTAAATCAATTATATCTTTATTGTGTACATTTATATTAAAGGTTTTTAAAAGATCTGCACGGTTTTCTTTTAGCCACGGATTGTAATACGAATTAAAATTATCGCAACCGGTTACATCATTTCCGTATGTTTTTAATTCCCTTGATCCTTTTTCCACAAAATTTGTCGCTAAATGATATCCTATAAACCCAGCGATACCAGTAATATAAATTTTCATTCATAACTCACGTTTTGTTCTTTTTCTCTATCATCTTTTTCATATTGCAATCTATATGTATTGTTTTTCTTGATAACGTATTCTAATATAGGCATACTATTTGTAAAATTAATCCATGCAGATAAATCTTTTGGAAAGCATGCTCCTCCAAAACCTCGTTTTCCATCAAATCCTGGTACTCTTGTATGAGATTGGCCAATTCTAGGATCTGTACCAATAGCATTTATAATCTTACCAAAGTTTCCACCGAAATTATCTACTGCATCGTATAATTCATTATACCATAAAACCTTTGTTGCTAAAAAACAATTGATTCCGTATTTTACAAAAGATGCGTCAGTCAATGACATATGAAACGTAGGACAGGGTTTACATATACTATACTCTTTATAAAATTGTTCTACCTTTTCTGTTGTTTCTTTTTGACCTCCAAAGACTTGAATTGAAGGATTGATTATATCTTCGTTAGCATTCTTTTCTGTAAGAAATTCTGGATTATATACTATTTTTAAATTATTTAAATTTTTTAAAATATTAGGTGGTATTGTAGATTTTATAACTATAATTCCACATTTAGTATTTTTTAATTTATTTAAAATATTTTCTAATATGTATGTATTACAAGTACCGTTTTCACTCATAGGAGTTGGCACACAAACAAACGTTATATCAGAATTTATATCAGAATAATTTTCATCATTATTATATTTAGGATCTATAATTTGTTTTTTAACGTCGTATTGAAAAGCATAATCAACTGCTTTACCAACAAATCCGTGACCAATGATCGTGATATTAAGCATTGCGAATTAAACCATAAATTCATTTAATGGATGATCTATCTTTCTTTGTACACGTATTTCTTTCGGTCTTTTACCGGTATATAATCTTTTAAAACCTCCTGCATTTTTATATGGACCTGCTCTACAAACATTATCAAGAAATCGAATAAAAATACAAAGAGTATCTTCGTGTTGGGCTGGTGTTGTACCTAATTTTTCTGATAAAGCTATAAGACCTGTATCTGTAAAATCATCAAGAGCCATTCCCTTTGGTCGTTCAAAACATTCTAGCAATCCATCTCGAGCATTCGATCCACACATCAACATGCTATTTGGATCTACGTTATTCGGATGATAGTGAGCTATATCAGCAGATGCCATCGCAAATGGAAAGTTCCAACGTTTGATTCCTTCTTGTAAATGATATTCATTTAAAAAATTAGTAGTTGTACGAATTGAACGTGGAGTATTAGCTCTTACAAATTTAGAACATCTTTCAGCTTGATAAACTCCGTCAGTGCACATATACTCTGCGACGCTTTGACCTTTACGAGGATGCGGAGGAATATTACCTACAGACGTATTCATAGATCTTTTTTGTCTTTTCCACTTTCGAGTAAGATCAATCATCTCATCTATCGTTTCATATTTTCCGAAATGAGTTACGATGCTATTTCTATATCCGTGATCGTAAGTACCGCTAAATCCACTACCAGTTGCTCTATGAAATATATAAGTCCATATCCAGGTTTTTAAAGTCCAACTTTCTGTTTTATATTTTAAAATACGCTCTTTAACTTGATCTGGTCTTTTATGAAACTGAGGACTTTTTTCTTTGTTTTGCAAATCTTCAAGAACATAATTAAATCCTTCGGTCCAACGAGAAACAGAATTATACACGCCGTTTTGCATTAATGGATCATTTACTATTTTATTAGCTTCTTCTCCTAACGGATCGGTTGTGCCTATATGACAATTGTCTTCTAACCATTTTGCTCTTGGCCAGAAATATTCAACATATGTTTTATAATTTTCTCTTTGTACTAAATTCATCGTAAATCCTATATTGTAAGTGGATTGCTGCCGAAATCGTTTCTACGATAATTGGGTGGAGCGATATGTACACTTGATCCTTTTTCCATAAAATTCAATGCGTATTTTTCTGGATCCATATCATACCAAAAACGAGGTGGCATAACAATATTTCCTTTTGATTCGTCTGTAAGAATACTTATAAAGTCATCAGTAATACGTTTTCTTTCAGATTGAGAACCAAAAAATGGTGTACCTTTGTAATATCCAGTTTTAGGAAGTTTACGCTTTTCATATTCTACTGGCACGGGTGCAGCAAATTTAGGATCATCAGTACACTCTTTAGCTTGCTTTATGTATTCTTTAATCATTGCTTTTAGATCAACGTTATTGTGTCGAAGTAAATGATGTCGAATGTCTATGGAACCAAAACAAAATGTAATATTACCTTCTATTGGTTTATCTCGAAATAAATTTTTTAAACCAGTTTTTAAAGCTCCGTGTAAAGTAGCTCCATCTCTACGGTATATCTTATCTGTTTTATCGCTAAAAGCTAAAGTATGAGAATCGCCTACAGTAATTCCTTTCATATTAAGATCTTCTTGTTTTAAGATAGGAATATTTTTTAATAAAGCTTCAAGCTTATCGCACCATTGCTCAGTTACTTTATGATACGTACTAGAATTTCCAATTCTTTTTCTAAAATTATCGGTCCATATCTTTATATCCCATTCGAGTGATACAATCTTTTTACACATAAAGAGAGTATTAATGCGATCGTAAATATCTCTATCGATACCACCAAAAAGATTAATTGATCCAGTAAAGTTAACTCCATGATTAATGTATACTATATCTGCATTTTGAATATTTTTTGTGCACGTATGATCTATCTTCGCATTTAGTTGATCTGCCCATATTTGAGCATAACCAAGATTATGAGACTTCGGGGCTTTCGGTATATTCGACAGAGGATTGGTAATTACCAAAGACATATTCAACTCCTGCTTCATTATATATTTTTTCAGATTCAGACCATCTTCGTGTCCAAATATCGGGATATCTGTACTTAGGCATTATAACACGTTTTATACCCATTTGTACAATGTTTTTTGTATATTCAGGCGAAGGCGGAAGACCGTAAATATATAAATCTGTGCCAATCATGACTTCGCCTTTATCGGTTTCTTTGGCTAAATCTATGTATTTCATATTGTATGAACTCATACTTTTCTCCCGAGTTTTACATCTAAAAATTTTTTTAGTTCGTCTAACATTTTTTGCTCGTATATTCTACCAGCTTCACCATTAAAATTGCGATTACGCGGTGAGGGATGATCAATTTTGTAATTATCTATAGCATATTTTTTACACACTCTAGCTACAAGATGACCAAGCGCTATGATAACTTTTTTTCCTTTTACTGCTTTTTGTAAAGCGGATTCATCAACTTGTTTAATATCTTTACAGTTCATGATATGCGGTATTACATTATGAAAATCCCATTCTTCTAAACCAAGTCTAACAGTCCAATCTTCTAATCGAGCAAAAGTTCCGTGTGGCTGTATTTTACCTTCTTTAAATTTTTTTCTAAAGGTATCAGAATTTCTAGAAGAAGGAGATTCTCCTAATATTAATACATCATTAGACAATTTGTGATTACTTAAAAAATCTAAAACATTTGATAATTTCATTGATCTGGCTCCACTATTTGATAATATATTTTTGCTTCTTTAAATAAACTTTCTGTTAATTTCCAAGAATCAATCCATCTTTCTGGTATTTTTGCTCTTATAAAAACTCTTTTTATTCCAACTTGTATTATGGCTTTAGCACATCGATGACATGTTGGAAGACCAGTTATATACATTGCGGCTCCTTCTAATGGTACTCCACTATTCGTAGCATTGTATATAGCATTTTCTTCAGCATGAACTATATAGTCATATTTAAGAATTCGGTTACTATATTTATCAGGACAGTCTTTTATACCACGAGGAAACCCATTATATCCTTGAGTTAATATTTGTCCTTTTTTACCAACTACTATAGCACCGATCTTTGTCGATGGATCTTTAGACCAAGACGAAATCTGATCTGCAATATCTAAATATCTTTTATCCCAATCATTTAACAAGGTGAAAATGCCTTTCATATACGTGAAGATTTTGTACTTGCCAAATCATATGACCTAATGATATTTTATCACCAGTATCGTATTCTTCAAACTTGCAATCATTCCAATCTTTAACTAATCTATTCATGATTTCAAACTGCCAAGCGTAATCATTTTTATAACCAAAGACTACATCATTAGAACGCATTTGAACTACAGCATGTAAGATATTATCTCGTATGTAATACGTAACGCTATTAGTACAAATAAAATCGTTTTTACCGTTTTCATTATATTCCATCCAAATTGAAGGGCGATTGTAAACCATACAAGCACGACGGCTATCTGGGTTTCTTATCAGTTCATCTAATACTTGACCGTATTGGTTATGGTATTTATCATTGAAAATTAGATGACCGTAGTTAGAATTAATTTCTCCATGTTTATTTGCTGAATATTCCCAACATTTAGGTGGATCTTCAAATTCTCTTATGTCATTAATATTAGTCGACTGACTATCATACCATTTTATCTCGCTGTCGATATATTCTTGACTTGGTGTTCCGAATATAGATGGTTCATCTGCTATGAATGATGCACCGATTAATTCAATCGTTGACATACCACTTCTATCAATAGTAAATGCTTTATCGTATAATTCATCGATAAAATGTTTACGTATGTCGTTTACAGTCATCATTCGCATCTTGTACTCTCTTTCTCAAATCTGATGTTGAAAATTTGTGGTCTCTTTTATTAAAGTGTAATTGTATACCACGCTTTTTACATTCATCCTTTCCAGTAAAATCTTTATCACGGTATTCTTCACCTAAAATTCTTATATCGATCGGATACATGTTTATTATATCACATAATTCTGTTTCTGTACAATAAATAATTACTTCATCAACGTATTTTATAGCGCATAATTGTGCTTGTCTTTCTACAATAGATTGAACTGGAGGATTTTTGTTCTCTCTATCAAGAGAAGGATCTACTTGTAAGCCAACTATCAAATGATCACAAACTGATTTTGCTTCACGTAACATCGCTACATGACCAGCATGTAATAAATCAAAAGTGCTGCAAGTAAATCCGACTTTCATTCTACTGCATCTTCAATACAAACAAAACTCGTACCAAGTTCTGCTTCTTCTTTATGCAATATTGCATTCTTCCAACATTCATATTCACCAGTATAATAATCAAGTGATTCGCCTTCGACTATTCCTTGAGCGTTAATCACAACAGCGACAAGTATATAACCTAAGATCATGATTCCTCGTCTGATTTAATTACTTTACTTTTTTTCTTTCGATTTAAAAAATCATGATCTGCGTTTTGACCTTGCATTTTACCGCGACAATATTCTACGATGAATGAACCGTAGTTAATCATATCTTTTGCAGAATCTTCGATTGATTCGAAGTTAGGATCATAGTCAGGATCGTTTTGCATTGCTTCGATAACTGATCGCATACGAAGCATTTTAGCATGAATAATATCTAAAAGCGTTGCTACACCTTGTGGATAATAATCTGCTTGTTGTATGCGCGAATTAGGATTTTGATAATCATTACCTTTTTTAGCTTGTAGTTCTGCGCATTCTTGTAAAACTTTAATTGATTCTTTCATTATACACCTCCGAATATATTATACACTATTAAATTTTTTTTGTACATAGGTATTAAGCAACTTCTTCTAGAGATGGGGGTGGAGGATAAGGAAAACGCATCTCTCCATCTATATTTTGAAGAAGTTCAAGAGCACGATTAGCTTCTACATAACCACAGATTTCGTAGTTAGCTTGTTTATTTGCTTCAAGTGGAGTCCAACGATTTCCATCAGCCCATTTCCAAACAACAATGTATTTGACTGTGCCGTCGTTGATGCGGTCTTGTGCATATGGACTTAGCTTAACGCCTTTCTTAGCGAACTGCTTATATTCCATTTCACCAAAATCTTTGTGCATAGTATCGTATTGAAAACCCCAATAAACTTCTTGCTTAGAGTCAACTTGACACTGATGATACTCGGGAAACTCTGCTTCCCAACGTCTACGTTCACTCATAAGATCGAGATCGCGTTTACCGCTTTGATAACTTTTTTCTGCACGCTCACGTAAACGTTTTAAAATATAATTGTCTGGCGTAGCAGATACAATTTTATTAATTTCAATAAATTTATTCATAATATGTTTCTCACTTAATATTAGATAATACTTTACAAATTTCTTTTACTGTAAAACAGTTAATAATATTGCCTTGTAATTCACGATAATTTTTTGGTTTATAATCTTGAATTATATCAATAGCAGTTGTTTTAGCTTCATAAGAAGCTTCGGTGAATTTTACTTTAAATTCTTTTATTATTTTATTAATCATTAAACTAACCCTTCTAATACAGTAAAAGCTTTTTCAAATAAATCGTGTACAGCTGAATCATACTCGAAACCAGATTCTACACCAAAATCAAAACTTGAAGAAGTTCTAAATGAATCAAAATATCCAAAAGTAATAAAAGCTTTTGCTAATTCTAATGGATCGTTAGATGCACATACAATTCCTGTACTATTGTGAAGTTCTAATTTACCTTCACCTGCGCTTAAATAATGTATTTTATCAAATATTGGTGTATCAATCATAATATAATTTCTCCTTGTTATAATACTAATATAATACTTTTTTCAGAAATGTACACGGTAAAAACGCATTTTTTTTAAATTAATTGAATTTTTTATGTAATTGTGTCTTTTATGTTACACATTACGATAGACATATTCTAATGCTCTATCTGCTTCTTTTTTAATCGGACGTTTTTGATACCAATTACCGTTATCGATATCAAACTCACGACATAGATTTGTGATTTCATCCACGTTTATAGGATATTTAGACTTAATAGCATTACCAGCTATAGCAACCATAATTTGATACATCTTATGATACCAACCAGTTTTAGTAATCGTCTTATATTCATTTGCTAATTGCATAGGCCAAAATGGACAATCGCGATAAGAAGACCAAGAAAAATCATTATCAAGTTTATTTTTCTTATATTCTAAAACTTCTTTCTGCAATGCTTCAGGTAATCTATCGAAAAAACTATTAAGCGTAGCTTTTTCTGGCATAGGATGTTTTGCTATTAAAGCATCGGGATCAAGAACATCACCATTGTTACTGAATATAAAATTAAAAGCACGATCATATTTCGCAGGGATATAATACATTCTCGATAAGTCTTTAGTTTGCTTATCGCCAAGTTCACCGAGTTCGGATTGGAGTGCAAACCAGAATTTTCTAATTCTATCGTTCGGGACATTGTTTCTAACTGGGAACACGAGTCGGAACTTTGGAGCATTAGTCTTAGAGCTTGCAGTACTATAACACACAAAACGCAAATGACTAAAGCGAGTAAGTAGCTCATCTTTTAAATCTCCTTTAAATTCAAAATCATCAACATCAACACAACACCATTGAGACCATTCGATAACGTTATCGTTTGCTCGTGTAGTATCTTTTTTATACACAGCAGGAGATATTAGAACAGCGTCTTTCTTTGATTTAAGTTTTCTTTTAGATAAATCATATAATAATTTTTCGAAAGAATCAAAATCTTGATGTTCTAATATCTTATCAGTTTTGTTATCGAATATATTTTTAAATATTGTGTATTTAATCATTATCTTTTCTTAATACCATCATTTATATTTCCATGATTCTTCTTATGGCTAGGACCTTTCCATCCATCTGGTTTAATTAAATCAGGTAATCCTAAAGGATTTGGTCTTGACGGTTTAACACCGGGTTCTTTTGACATATTAGCTTTATGTACGCTATTCCACGCTTTATACGCATCAACGCCAAAAGCATCTAAAGTACCGATGGCAACAACGCAAAGATCGATTAATCCATCAACTATCTCTTCAGGATTTTTATCTGTAAAAGCAGCTTTACGTGTTTCATCTAGTTCTTCTTTTAAAAAGTTAAGACGAAATTCTAAAAACTTTTCAAGCTTATGCAATTCGCCTTTATCTTTTGTTTTTTTAAACCAATCATGTACACCAAACTTAGCATGCATGTTATTAATATCTTTTACCCAATTTTTTGTCATATTATATTATACTCCATTTTTTATCATTTGTAAATGCTTAAACAAAGAAATCTTCTAACGTAGCTTTTTCTTCGGCAGACCACCCTACAGCGTTAAGTATGAAATTAAGTGGCTCGATGAAAGTTTTTTCAAACTGTAAATTATAGTCAACGTATTTGTGAAGTTTAAATTCCGTTGGTAAAACATCAGGAAATGCTATAACATTTTCGTGAATTGAATTTGGTATTTTTAAATATGTAAATTTAATCCTATCACCGTTAACTACTGATTCATATTTTCTTGTTAATTTATTATGTATTAAATATTTATTATATAGTATAGAACCGCGTACATGAATCGGAGTACCTTTCTTGTAAGTACCACGATTTTGCCAATTAGTTATATTAGATATTGAACGAGGAAAACTTACTTCTTCTGGTGGCAATTTACAAAATTCTTCTTTAAAGCTTGCGATATATTCTTGAGTTTGCCGTTCTGAACCTGATAATATAATCTTAAATATTTCTTTAAACTTATCTCGGCAAATCTCAGGAGTCGAAGATTTTATGGCTTCGATACCCATAATCTTAAGTTTAGGTTCAGCATATTGTACACCTTCTGAATTGTGAACATTAAGAATATATCTTTTCTTTGCAGTCCAAATGCCACGATCAGCAATAACTTCTCTACCCATTTCCATACGATTTTTATGCGCATTCATGTTATTAAACAATTTATCATAAGCTTTTTTCAGAGTTGGTTCAAAATGTTCAATACAGATTTTATCAAGAAATTTAACTGGATCTTTTGGTTTTAATTGTTTTATTAAAGGACCAAAATTGATATACAAGCTATCAGTATCAATAGCGATAACATAATCTTTATCATTTGTTTTCATTACCTCGTTCATAGTTTCGTTCATTGCTTTTTCAGCCCATTGTATGGCAAGCTGACCAGATAAAGTTACACCTTCTGCTAATCGTAAATCAAAATATTTAAAGTATTGATTACCTAAAGCACCATAAAGAGAGTTCATCAAAATCTTAATAGCCATTTGCTGATTACCAAGTGTGTTGATTTCAGATTGTAGACTTTCATCTTTTGTCTTTTGATATTGTTGCTCTGTAGCTAACATTATCTTTTTTATAGACGTACGTTCTGCATAATAATCTTCGATGATAGTTGGTAATACACCATCAAATTTTTTATGATACGTTGAACCATTTGCGGCAACTGCAAATTTAGTTTTATCTGGTAATCCTCCGTTTAAATAATAATCAACACCGTTTTTCTGACTTTGATCGATAAGAGTTTCTGGCGACATATTATATTGTACGATAAGATTAGGATATAGAGAATTTAAATCGAAAGAAACTACCCAATCATGAGCGCCAACATGTGGATCTTTCACATAACCACCAGCAAATTTAAATTTACGCGCTTCTGGTAATATAGCAGGTGGAACTAATTTTTGTGAATATAGTTTTCTATGAATGATAGATTCCCATATCGATGTTACTCCAAAGGTATCTTGATAATTAACACCGCCTTTATAGGCTATAGTCATGGCTAAAGTAATCAATCCCATTTTATCTTCAAGACGATCGACTAATTGTACGTCTTTCATATTATAATCGATATACTTTTGAAAGTCATCTTTATAAAGATTTCTTAATGAACCAGACTCTTCATAAGAAAGTTTCTTTTCACCAAGAACAACATAAGCTATATGATTCAATTTATATGACTCTTGTGGACCGTACGTATAACCAAACTTTTGAAAGAGTTCAAGATAATCTAAAGTTTGTATACCTCTTATATCGTATACTTCTTCTTTTTTACCTCTACGTGTAATCTCTCTACTTTCTACCATACCCCATGGCGAAAACCTTTTTACACTATCAGTACCAAGGATACGAGCAGTACGATTTATTAAATATGGAATATCAAAAAATCTTGTATTCCAACCAGTAATAACGTCGGGCATTTGATCTGGTTTAGACCACCACTGTAAAAATTTATTGAATAGATCTTTTTCATCTTTACATTTTACGTAAACAACTGGTTTGATAAGTGCTTTATCTACGTCATAATCACCATAACCCCATACCCAAAATACATCAGACTTACTCGATTTAACAGTAATAGCTAAAACATCTTGAGTTGCTTCGCTTGGATGTGGGAAACCATCGTCATAATCTGTTTCGATATCGATAGTGACTACGTTAATCCATTCTCTTTTAAATTTTATTTCGTTTGGAAATTTATTGGTTATATACTGATGTATATAATTTGTAGTACCAAACACTTTACGGTTTGCTACTTCTTTATTATTTTCTATCCATGTTTTTGCTTCACGCATTGTCATAAAACTTAGTCTACCAACGTTATGACCGTACAACGAATGCCAACCAGTTTCTTTTTTAGATGAAACAAAAAACTCTGGCGAAAACTTATCTTTACGATATACGTTTTTACCAGAGCTATCATAGCCACGATACAACATAGAATTACCGTAGCGAACTACTGAAGTATAAAAATTAGACATAATATAATTATATCACAAATATAAATTTTTGTAAACTGTTTTTTTACATAAGTTCAAAATGTGGACCATCAATAAAAGGACGTCTTCCCTCACTTCTTCTTAAATCTATATAAGCGTTCATAGCATCTTCTGCTGTACCTGGATATGATCTAATATCTCCTTCAGACCATGCAGCACCCCATTTTATCGCCACGCCTTTTTCTTCGGCTGCTTGTTTAAATGCATCACATATATCATCATAAACATTTATTTCCCAAATGACGTCTGATCCGTCATAAGCTACTACATCTACGGCATGCGAATAACCGCTGCCATCTTGAAGTAAATGTTTTGAATTCATAGTCTGAGATCTACCAGATTCGTATAATTTTTTCTGTTCTTCTAAAGTTCTAACTCCATAAGTGACGCCAAAGTCAACTTTAGTTATTTCTATTGCTCTTTCAACTACCGCGACCATATCTGGATGGACGCCTTCTAATTTTCCTCGACTTCTCGACGATAAACTAAATGCCATATTTCATCTCCTGTTAAATTTAAAGGGACGAGTTTCCCCGTCCCTTTTATTTATATCCATCCTTTTAGATTAGGATTGATAAGTTGTTTTTGTCTTCTTTCTAGTTCAACTAAGTCGTGCGAACTAGCAAGCCATTCTTCTCTAAGTTCTTGTTGAGATTTAGGCCTTAAGTTCCAAATATATTTTAATATTGATTGAATCATTTTAGCCCCATCTTTTCATTTAATCTAACTGTTAAACTATCTACAGTTTCGTGCATATAATCTGACCTAGCATGTCTAAGTAAAAGTATAGCAACTTCTCTATTTGTAGATTTCTGTCTAGCGGTTGTCCAACCCATATACAGTTTGATTAATAAAGTTTTTAAAGATTTTGATAGGCTTTCAAGCAGACTCGTTGAGTAGTTGAGCACTATTGTTGTCATTGGTTTTTCTCCCAGTTCCGATTGAAATTTGCTGGGGTCGCATCTTTTCCGGTAGGACCACTTCTATACTGACAGTAAGAATCCCATCCGTTAAATCCGCACCATTGACTTCTGCGTACTCTGATAACCTGAACGACTTTACAAACTTTCGACCAGATATACCTTTATGAACATATTTGTTCTGATCTCTTCTAGCTTCACGATCGCCCGTAATTGTAAGCACGTGATCTTTGAGTTCTATAGATATATCTTCTTTTGAAAAACCAGCAATAGCTAATTCAATATCGTACTTCATATCGCCGTCTTTGACAACGTTATGCGGTGGATATGTATCTTTTGCGTGATTTGTGATGTTTTCGAGTTCATCGAATAAATGGTCGAAACCTAAAAAAGCGTTCCTAGGGAACATAAAAGTACCAGTCATGTTTACCTCCTATGACGTAGCAAGGTTAAAATATAGGACCCATTATTGGCATCCTATTACTATATATACATTAAACATCAACCTTTTCAGGCAAGTTTAAAAAATATTCTAATTGCGGATTTGTTTGTAAAGGTGTTCTTTTTTCAAGCGCTGGTTTTTTACCATCGTGCACCATACAACCAACTTCCAATAAAGTATATTCACCATTACTGGGTGGACCATGATTTGCTGTCATATAATCTCTAAGCCCACCTATTAGTTCATTAGTGTAAGTGTTATAATATTTTTGACATTCGTATTGATTTTGAAATTGTAATTTGTCTGTTATTCTCCAGTCATTTGTATTTTCTGGGTGGAACATAAACAATGCGTATAATACATAGTACATAATATCCTCCTCTATTATGCTCTATTACCTCTAAGGGCAAAAAATAAACCACCAACCCATAACAAAACATGCAAGTTATCATAAAGTAAAACGTCCATTAAACTTTCTGGTTCTCCTACCCATATTACACCAGTCATAATACAACAAATAGTAATACCACTAAATCGAGTGACCATGTCACCAATCCAATCAAACTTTTCATTATATAACCAACTTGCTGTTAATACACCACCAAATAATAAACCTAGACCAGATAAAAATTCACCATACGTTACAAACCACCAAACTAATACAGATAAATCATATGACGATGCTTCATCTGCGTCAACTGGCATTTTCATATAACCTTGATGTATGAATACTATTGCTAACGGTATTCTTAATAACCAATGGCTCATACAAAATTCTGGTAGATTTTCAATTAATTTCTTCATTTGTTAAAAACTCTTTTATATCTGTTATCTTTTCGTGTTGTATTATATTGATAATTAAATTTGTTAAGTCTTGTTCTTTTTTTAAAAAGAATAATTTATCAGTTATTTCTTTTAATTTATTTTCGTAATATTCTATTTCTTTTTCCTTACGTAATTTTTGTTCAATTAAATCAGTAAGAAAAACTATTTTCTTATCACTCATAACTTAGTACAAAAATTCCTTAAAAACTTACAATCAACTTCACCCTTACATACTTTTTCATGCTTAGCATTTTCCCAACAATCGCCATCAGGCACGTGCATCTGCACAAATATGTCCCAAGTATTTAAAGATGAAAATAATAACATTGCTGGAAACACTAACATAAAAAATACAATTGTTAGAAATGCCCAACCAAAACCCTCATTATCATATGGTTCATTACTCACTTATGCCCATCCTTTCTAAATATTCTGGATATAAGTCTGGATTTCCAGTACCGCCTGTACCATCATCACCAAAATTACATCTTGCAACAATTAATAAAAATAATAAACTTCCGTATGCAATGTATTTACTAAACTTTATAAAACCAACATACGCTTCTTCAGCCTGTTCTTGGGCTGCTTTTTTCACATCATTCAATTTTTATTTCCTTTAAATTTAAATCATACTATAAAATTCGTGATTAATTATTAAATCTTTTAAAGACTTTTTCAGTTCTTTTGATTGAAACATTTTATCATAGTATTGCTTAGTTCCTTGTGAGGTATCTTTATCTATATATTGAATTGCATCATTAAATTCTATGACTTGATAGGGAATTTCATATTCCTTTAATATTTTGATATACTTAACATACATGTCTAAACATTCTGTTTCCCATTTTATAGCATGATCTACTAATGATGGTATATCTTCTTTTTGAAAATGATGCCAACTAGAATCTCTTGGTTTTGTTAAATCATCTTTTTTCCATACATTATTATATTCTGAAAACATTAAAGATCTTTGTCTGGCATAAAGATCCTTTCTATAAAGAATAATATGGTTATAATCTATAACTGGAATTGCTTGTCGTAGTTTGTCTAGTTCTTTTAATACTCGAGAAACATTTACCATACATTTAAAAGAATATTTTTTAGAAATAATTTCTAATATTCCTCCTTCTGGTAATTTTTTTTGCGCACTTAAAGGTTCATGCTTTTTGTGCATTACTTTAGCATTGTTTCTTTCTAAATATTTAAAAAAAAATTGACTGGAAGCAGTTCTTGCACTAGCCCACAATATAAAGGGCTTACCACAATTTCGTATCATTTATTCCCTATATTATATTTTGGACATAATTCCCACTTCTCCTTTTCTTTAAATGGTATGATTTTAATTTGTCTCATCGGAGCTAACGGATCCAACTGTTTAGTATTTTCAATCGTTATCAAACCCCAATCACTCATAAGTTGTGCAATTGTATTTCTACGCGCAACATCGTTTTCTTCTAAATTAGACTTTTTACCGTCTAACAGAAATAACTCTTTAAAGTGTACTATGAAATATCTGCCTTGTTTGTGTAGTATATGGCAAGATTGAAATAATTTATTTTCTTTTCTTGATGCTACACCAATACGAGTAAGTGTTTCTCGAACCTTTAAAAAATCATCTGGTTCATTCAGAGTAACTTCTAACATCGAGCTAGGCGTCCACTCTATTATATTATTTTTTTCCACCTTTATAAACCTTCTTTCTTAATTCTCCAATTTTATCGGACGAAAGAAGATTATGAACTGCCTTAGCTTGTTTATTACTATATCCATAATACTCTTTAATTACGTCCAAGTCATTTACGGTTTCTGGTTTATTCCATTTTGAAAACCGCTTTTTTCTTCTAACTATATTTATAAGAAAATCAAATTGTAAGCGATTATCGATATGGTGGTTAATATTCATTTCATTTGCCATTATAACGGTATCTTTAAAGTAAGATAATCCTCTATTAATTAAAAAAGAATTATATTGTTTTTCAGCGATATCATCAATCATAATATCGGTTTTACCGTAATTTATTTCATTTAAAAAATTAAAAGGATTCATAGCACTATTATATCATATTTATGATTATTCGTAAACTCTGTTATGTGTGTCATAACATCTCACAAAGGTTGTACATTTTGGAATATCTTTTAAACGTCTAGCACCTATGTATGTGCATGTAGATCTAATGCTACCTAATAAATCCTGTAAAGTGCTTTTTACTAAACCCTTATAAGGTATTTCAACTTCTTTACCTTCAGATGCTCTGTAATCTTTTAAACCACCAAAATGCTTTTCATTAGCTAATGTAGAACTCATACCGTAAAACTGCATAGATTTTTTTGTTGTAGTTTTTCGATGTGCTTCTGAACCGCTATTGAAAAGTTGTGATTTATTGCTTTCATTACAAACTTGACTTGTAATAAATTCTTTTTCTATTACTTCTCCGCCACCTTCATCGTGACCAGCGAGCATTCCTCCGAGCATGACAAAGTCCGCTCCTCCGCCCAAGGCTTTAGCGACGCAACCTGGTGTCGTACAGCCTCCATCAGCAATAATAGAAGCGCCAAGGCCATGAGCAGCGTCAGCGCATTCAATGGTCGCCGAGAGTTGCGGGAAACCGACTCCAGTCTGTATACGAGTAGTACAAACAGAACCAGGCCCGATACCACATTTAACAACATCTGCCCCATTTAAAATAAGCTCCTGTGTCATATCTCCAGTTACAACATTGCCAGCCATAATAATAAGTTCGGGAAATTGTACTCTTAAGGAGTAAATGAAATGACTAAAAGCTTCAGTATACCCGTTTGCCACATCCACACATAGGTATTTAACCTTTCCGTCTGTCATTTCGTAAACATTTCTGAATTTTTTTAAATCTTCTTCAGTAGCGCCTATAGACATAATGGTATAGTTAGAAACTGCTTCGCTATCAGTATCAAAATATTCTACTAAAGCATTTTGAGTATATGTTTTTACTAAACAGGTCATTAAACCTGCTTTACGTAATTCAGTTGCCATTTCAAGTGTGCCGACACCGTCCATATTAGATGCGATTATTGGTATACCATAAAAGTTTCTATCTTGACCTTTAGCGTTACTAAATTCTATTCTTCTAAATAAATCTACTTCTTGTCTGCTTTTTAACGTTGATCTTTTAGGCCTAAACAAAACGTCTTTATAATCTAATTTCATTTCATTTTCAATAAGCATTAATCAACCCCATATAATTTAAAAAGTGATTTAACATTACCAACATGTTTCCATCTTGTTGGTCCTCTTTGAAATACTACCCATTTATAACCCCAAGCACCAAGAGCTTCAGGATAGTGTTCTTGCATATAATCATCAAAACTTTTTCCTGTAGTGTATATATCATCAACAATCATAGGCTGATGTTTTTCTTCTCCTGTTGCATATTTTTTTAAGGCATTAGCCAAAGGTACACCACCGCGCGGTATCCCTTCAACTGATCGAAAAGGCATGTCTTGATATTCCATTATCATATTAGCTAAACAATCCCATTCTTCTGGAGATATGGCATCGCATTCTAATTTAAAATTTAATTCATTACCAGCATGAGATATAAATTTACCCCATTCAAATAATTTGGCTTCAGTTCTATGTGGCATATCTTTTCCTTATTAAGGGTTCAGATGACGTAGAATCAATATAGTCACCGTTTACTAAAAATCTTCTTTCTACTGTTTCTTTTGTTAAAACTTCATTTATTATTCTGTAAGTGACTAATTCTTGTTTAATAATATTCGAATCATCACGTTCTAAAGCAACCTTTAAAGGACCGTTTTTTATAACCATTATGACCACCTCGGACCAAGAGTCCAACAAACTAAAGATTTTCGAGTGCCTTCAGTTACTGGAGTTACTTCATGTAATAAAAAAGATGGAAACGCTACAAGAGATCCGGCCTTTAAATTTTCTATTTTTAAAGCAGGTTTACCCTCTTCATCCATTTTACCATACCATATTTTTAAATCACCACCTTTATATTCTGAAGGATCATTTAACATAATGCTATAAGATAATTTTCTAATATTATTTGATTGATTAAATACTTTTGCTTCATCAAGATGCGCTTTAAATTCGCCGCCATTGTGACCGTGATATGTTGTATGTTGAAAAGGTTCCCAACTACTTAAATTAAATAAGTAATGCATTCCATTCATTTCTTGTAAAAGTCCTGTCATTTTTTGAAATAACCATTCTGTATTTTCATTCGGATGAAACCATTTTATTTCACAAGTTCTATAATCTGATTTTTGATTATCGCTACTTACTTTAGATTCTTCGGCTTCAATGTCAGAAGCATTATCTTCTATTTTGTCAAGATCTTCTTGTGATAAAAAATCAGATATAGTTACAACATAACTATTCCAATCATGGTTATGATTACTTTCTGGCGGGTATATTGAATACATTATTTAAACTCCACGTTTGCCATAATTTCGGTTAAACAAGCGACCACGTTTAATTCGTGATCAGCTACAAAAGCATTTTTATATTGATAGTCGGCTAATATAAGAACAACTTGAGGAATGCTTTGCGGTGCGATATGATTTGTCATATTATCATATATACCACGAAAAATATACGAAGCATCGGTATCAATATTATTTGCCACCCATTGTCGCATATTTTTAAAATCTTTGTCTTTTATCAATTGTAAAAGATTTGAAAAAACGTCATGTCCAACAGCATCACTGCCATTCCAATTAAAATTCCCAGTAGCACTATTCTTTTGTAATTCATTTAAAATTCTTCTCCAATCAGGTGCAAACTTTAATATTAAATCAGCAATCATCATTTTATTATATGTAATATTATTTTCTGATAATATTAATTCACATCTTTTTAAGAAGTCCGGACAGAGTTCACTTAGTATTTGTTTATTAGTATTAAACTCATAAACTGCACAACGAGAATGCAGTGGCGAAATAATTCTATTTTTAAAATTACAAGTTAGAATGAATCTACAGTTATTTGCAAATTCTTCGATAAATCCACGGAGTGCTGGTTGAGTTGATTGCGGATTAAGATAATCGGCTTCATCAAGAATAACGACCTTTATACCACCTTGTAAAGATACCGAACTAGCAAATTGTTTGATTTTACCACGTAATATATCAATATTACCTTCTTCAGAACCATTTATAATAATGTAGTCTAAACCTAATTCATTACAAATAGCTTTAGCCACTGTAGTCTTACCAAGACCAGCGGTACCTGTAAACAACATATTCTGTAGTTCACCAGTTTCAATTACTTTTTGAAACTGTTCTTTTAAATTTTTAGGTAATAAAGTATCGTTTATAGTTTTTGGACGATACTTTTCAACCCATAAAAAATCATTTGACATACTTTCACCATAATATAATTATAACACATTTCAAATAGAAAGTACATATTAAGAATTAAGAGCTTTTTCCTGTTCTAATTCTTCTACGCCCTGAATAACCTGTATGCATTGATCTCTCAATCCGCCTATAGTTGAAAGTTCTTCACCTTTAAACGCACCCCTTTGACACATTGCATCAATGACAGCAACCATACTTCTGCAAGATTTATTAGCGAGATCTTGTACTACTTTTTCTTTTGCTGCTACCGTATCGATATTATCGACTGTAACTACTTTTTCAGTTGTTTCAACTTCTTTTGCCATATTATACTCCAAATGTTGATGACTTTTCTAATGCGATCCAATACTTAACATTCATTCTTGGATTCGAAAATTGTGATATTAATTTAGATGATATTTCTACATCATAATCATCAGGTATTATTTTAAGATTACTTATATTTAAAATATAATTAAAAACCGTACCTTCTTGGTATTCACCAGGAATATCGATAGAGAAAGTATTAGATGTAGTATTTTGACTATCGATAACTGAGATTTTAATTGCTCCGTCGCTATTTGCAATAGACACTTCAGTATGTCCTAACGTTGATGCAGCTCTTTTTATTTTATCTAAAACAGCAGATTCTAATTTAAATTTAACTTCGCCTTCAGGCATAACAATATCTTTTGATGGTGTTGTAAGCGTATCAATTGCAGAATAAAAATACTTTATTTTACTTCTACCAGTTGAATCACTGATAGTTAAATATTCATCTTCAAAAGACAGATTGGGTTTATCTACTAAATTAGTAACGCCAATAAATTCGCTTAAATCGTATATTCCAAAACATTTAGGAAACGTATCGTCAAGTTCTGCGATCGATAATACATTACGAGCTTCACTTATAGTTTTTAGTTTAGTACCTTCTTTTACTAATATATTTTGATTTATATCAGCAAAATTTTTAAATATTGTCATTGTATTGTCAGAAAATTCCATATTATAACCTCACTTTTCTATAATAATTATATAACATTTTTATATATTTGTAAACAGTTAAGCAGCAATCTTTGAAAAGTTTTTTACTTTTGTAAATTCTATTTTATCTTCAAATTTATTATCTAATATTTCACCTTTATGAGATATGACAAATACATTTGTTTCATCTGGAAGCGTTGTTAATATTTTTAATAAATTTTCTACACCTTCATGATCTAATGAAGAATCAAAGGTTTCATCTAATATTAACAAATTAGTTGATACTGAATTTTTCATTTTAGCTATTTGACGCCACGTAAACAATAAAGATAAATCTATTCTTTGTTTTTCACCTTCTGAAAAAGAATCGTATGTAAAATCATCTCTGTGCCTTGATCTTATAGTTTCATTAAATTCTTCATCTAAATCAAAGTGTACGTAAAAATCTAATACTTGTAAATATTGATTAATTAATGTATTCATTACTGGCAAATATTGTTTTATTATTTTTGTTTTTATTCCAGTATCTTTTAGCATTTCGGCCATAGCTGAATTGTAAGAATATGTTTCATTTCTCACCATCTTTTCATTATATAAATCAGATTTATCTAATATCAGTTTTTCTAATTGAGACTTTGCGCTTGTTAAATCGGCAGAAACATCGTTGCTTAAAAAATCTTGATATTCTTGTATACTATTCTGTAATGATCTTATTAAATTATTATTACTATTAATAATCATTTGTCTTTCTCTTACAGAACCAAGATTATGATTCCAATTATTAATATCTTGTATTATACCTTCATGCTCATCTTTTATTAAAGTTAATCTACTTTGTAAACTTTTTGCTTCTACTCTTGCTTCTGATAAAGCAGCATCTTTTATATCTTGTGATATATTTTGTTTACATGTTGGGCAGTTATCAGTAGTTTCAAAGAACTTAGCAGTTTTACCAATGGCTTTCATTTGAGTTTGAATTTCAGAATTAGCCATCATATTAACGTTTTTTAAATCGTGAAATCTTTTTAGATCATCTTCAATTTGTTTTTGTTCTTCATCTAATCCATCAGATAATTCTGAATTTTCTTTTTGATGTTGCACTATCTTAGCGTTATATGATTTTATTTTTTCTTCATACTGCTTTTTATTTTCATCAGTTAGTATTTGAATATCTTTAATATATTTTTTCTGCGTTTCAATTTTATTAGTAGATATATCTATTTTATAATTTAAGTCTTTTAATTCATCTTTTAATTTAGTCGTTTGTTCTCTTAATATGATATTCATTTTTGAAAAAACATTAATGTCCAGAAGATCCTCTATAACACCTCTCCTGTGTCCAGTTGATAGCTGCATAAAGGGAATAAATGAGGAGGAACCTAATACAACTACCTGATGAAACGACTTATGATTAAGCTTCAAGATATTTTGTTCAAGGATCTTCTGGTACTCTTTGGCATGAGAACTTTGATTAATCATAGTGCCATCACGCCAAATCTCAAATGTGTTGGGCTTAATACCTCTTATCACATTATAAACTGATTGACCTATCGAAAAATTAACTTCAACAACGCATTCTTTACCGTTAATAGAATTAACAAGCTGTTGTTTATTAATACTTCGATGGGGTTTTCCAAACAAACCGAAAGATACTGCATCTAACATCGTAGATTTACCACAGCCGTTTGGACCAACTATTAAAGTTGATTTATTTTTATTTAAATCTATTTCTGTAAAACTATTACCAGTGGATAAAAAGTTTTTCCATTTTACTTTATTAAATTTTATCATTTCAACGCCAAAACAAAAAGAATTGCAATTAATAATATATTAGTTAAAATCATTTGTATACACAATATTAAGTGATACCAAACCCATCTATGTTTATATAGTGTATGTATATTAACTTTTGTATCAACTTCTTCTGTTTCATTATCTTCCTGTTTCTTTAAACCAAATATTGTTAACATATCCATCATGCTATCTCTAAAGATTGAGCCTCTGTCATTAAATCGCGCATATTAATTTTTAATTTATCTTTATCTAAATCTGTATCAACACCATCAATATAATCGTTCATAAGTTTTGGTGTATCATCAACTTCTAAACCTTCATCAGCTATATTTTGACCAACAAATTCAGAAAAATTTTCTGCTATTTTTAGTTCGTATATATCTTGATTTTGGATTCTATCTACAAATCTATCAAAAGTAAAACTATCTCCTTTATTAACTACAATAATCTTTACAAACTTTTTATCTAAATTAGATACCGTATATGTATTATAATTGGTTTTTGTAGAATTGTAAATGATTTTATGAAATAAAGTAAAAGTATTTTGTATTCTTTCTAGTTTACGAGTTTCAGTGTCTAGAATATGAAAGTATTTTGGATCATGGGCATCAGACCAAAAATATTCTAATGGCGATCCAAGATACCACACATTTCCTTTTTTAGATGAAGTATGAAAATGACCAGTTATAACTTGTTCGAATCTATCGACGACACTTGGATCCATTCCATGATGATTGGGTATACCTTTTAGCATATCAAACCCACATAATTCTAAATGAGCACCTAACCAATCTGCTTTACAATTTTGTATAAAATTCATAGACTGTTGATGATTTTCTTGATTAATCCATGGTAGTAAAGCCATTTTTAAAGAGCCATATTCCATAACAGTTGGTTCCATAATAATATGGATTTCATTCATGTAATGACCGAGTAATTCTTTTAGAGCATTCAAATCATTCGTATTTTTATAATAGGTATCATGATTACCGGGTATGATATCCATAGACATACCACGTTTTCTAATTTCATTTAAAAAACATTTTCTATTATGATTCAATGCTTTAAAGTTTACAAATTTTCTGTGATCATAATAATCACCAAGATGTACTATTTGTTTTATATTATGTTTTTCACACTCCGGAAAAAATATATTATCATAAAAATCTTTGGCATTGTCTAAAAATATTTGTGAAGAATTTCTTATACCACAATGGGTATCATTTAATATAGCTATTTTCATTATTTCTTTTGTACACCTTGGCTTATAACACAATATATATTATAATTGAAATGATATTCAAACATCGTATATGTATTTGTTGTTGGATTAAAATAAAATGACATTGGTATTATTTCCATTTCATCTTGTAATCCATCTTCTGATCTTACTTTAGTTGTTTGTAAACCTTCAAATATTAATACTTCTTTTCTACTACCAGTAGTTTCTTCGGCCATTGATCTTTCCATACATAACACTGGTTTATCATTCCATGTCATACCTAAAGATACTGTTACTGTTACTAATACTAAAACTATTACAGCAACTAACATTAATATTACGGGAAATTTATTCATGTCATAAACTCACTTAAATCTGAATCAGCACTCACTGTTCTCTTTTTTCTAGTTTTTTCTTGTTTTGCGAAAGCTTTTATCTTATCGTCAGTATATCGTACCTTTTCAATTCTATCTTTTAAAGAATCGACAAAAGCACTAACTATAGGAGCAGAACCTTCTTCTGCTACCACAAATTCTTCTAATCCAGAAGAACTTAAATATTTCATTTTTATGTCTTGTTGTTTCTTTTCTTTTGCAATTCTTCGAAGAAAGGCATACCAAGTAATTTGAGTAAAATAAGCAAAAGCATTTGGATTACCAGTTCTTGTTGCAGCTTCTAAATTATAATTACCGATTGCTTTTAAACAGTTTTCTACAGCGTCCATAACCATTTCTTCTCTATACGTATATCGTATAAAGTTAGCCTTATGTGACAACCCTTCAGCTATCCTTAAAAAGCATTGCGCAACATAGTTTGGCACTTTAGGTATTTCTTTTTTCTTAGATTTTGCTGCATCAGCAATTTTTACATAATCTACAACTGCCTGAGAAAATTCAGCGTTATTAACATAATGTATATTTTTCTTATTTCTTCTTGGCATAATTTACTCCATTAATAAAGATATAATATCACACATTGACGTTCATGTAAATATATATTTTTTTAAATAAAAACAAAAAATAATGGTTTACAAAACTTAGATTTTAGTATATAATAAATTAAGGTATTTTGGGGGAGAGATATACTAGTGAAACGTTTTAGGAAATTGTAAAATATTTGATGTTTTATCGCTGTCTTTCGCTTCTTGTTGATCTAAATGTTGTTCTATATATTCATGTACTTCGTCGTCGGTCAAATCGTCTAAATGATCTAAATCAATAGGATCTAAATCAGGTTTTTCTTTTAAAAATTCATTTAATTTAGATAAAGATTTGGTGTATAATTTATATAAATCTGGTGACGGAGTTGATTCTCCAACAACATGTTCTGCATTAACTGATTGTAAAGTATTAGGATCATCATTAAAAGATAACCATGGTCTGAAACTAAAAAATTTATAACCGTTTCTAATATTTACTGAATCCTGCAATTTCATTGCTTTTCTAATTAATATGGCAGAAGTTTCAATCGTATCCCATTGTACGACTTCACATATTATCTCTTCACCTGTACTTAATTTAAAATGTTTAATATTATCTTTCATATTTCTACTTCGTATGTTTTAAAATTAAATTTTTCTTTATCGTATATTTTTAATCTTTCTTTCCCGTGTTGCCAACTAAAGTTTTTATTTGTATCATTACATAAATTATCTATAATATCAAAAAGTTTAGTTGGCATTCCATTATCAGATTTTCTTAGTCCTCTTCCGATCGATTGTAATACTCTGATTTGTGATTTGCTGGGACTGGCAAAAACAATATTATGAAGATTACGAATATTAATACCAGTGGAAAAAGTACCAAGACTGGCAACAATAATAGCATTCTTTTGTTTTTCAACTATACCTCTTATCGCTTCTCTATCTGTTGTTTCGGTTGCACCAGATACAAAAAATACTTTGCGCGCTTCGTTTACTTTATTATTTATTAATTGAAATAAAGGTTTTCCGTGTTTTTCTACCCAATTAAAAAGCACTAATGTATTGCCTTTCTGATCAACCGCTAAATTGGTTATAAATTTATTTCTTTTATCATTATCAACTATATATTCTATTTCTTCTTGATACGTTTTCTTTCCAAAATTTTCCCGGTCGTTTTTTAAATAATTTAGAATTATTCGATGTATGTCTAACTTTGCCAATGTATCATTATCTTGTAAAGCTTTTGTTGTCGTAACTTTATAAGTTTTACCAAACAGACCTTGTAAAACTAATTCATGAGTTTGAGTTCCATCTAAAGTACCTGTAGTTCCGTATCGATATTCTGCTTCTGTAGCTTTATTCATGATATTCATTAATGATTTCGATTTAAATCCATGGCATTCGTCACCAAACACTGCACCAAATTGTTGAAACCAAATTTTAGGTAATTTGTATATCGATTGCCACGTACTAATGTATATATTTGCATCATTAATTTTTTCTTTACCAGAATATATTTTATGCGCCATATCACTTGGCATATTATAACTTATAAAATCACTATGCATTTGTTCAACTAAACTCGTAGTAGGTACAATGACTAATACTTTTTGATTATAGTTAGCTAAAAACCATCGTATCAAATAATAAATTATCAACGATTTTCCTGATCCAGTAGGCGATAGTAATATTGATCGTTTTTGACGTATAGCGTGTGATATTCCAGTAAACTGGTAATCTCTTAATTCAAATGGTAAATTTAATGTTTTAGCAAAATAAAATATATCTTCTGGCTTAACGTTATTGATGTCAGTGGCTAAACCGTATTTTGTTCGTATTTCCTTTAATTTATAATTACGAGTTTCAGCAAATACCTTTAATTGCGGATATAAACCACCTGGCAATTCTCCGCTGTTAACATCATACAATCTTATCTTACCATCCCAAACTCTACGTTTAAAAGCTGGCATAAACCTATAACCTGGAACGTAAAAAGAAAAGAATTCTTTTAGTTCAGCTGCTATGCCATAATCGCAATCGACGTGTAAATTGGAATGATCTAATTTCCTGACTGAAATTGTTTCCATCTAATTATATTGCTTATTGTTTGATGTCGCCATTTTAAGTTATCTATTATCTCTGTCAAAGTATCTACTATCGTTTTATAATATTGTATTTTCTCTTCTGATTTCTGTATTTCAGGATCTGCATCATAGTAATAATCCATTTCACCTTTTAATATTTTTAATCCACCAAATGGATCCGGATCCCATTCTAATTTTTCGATTTCATCTTGATCCATTTTTCCATTATAGTATAACCATTTTTGTTTTAAAAGGATTTTTTGCTCAAACTCACTTTTTTTCAATATGAGTTTAGCATTCATTAATTTTTCTAAATATTTTGAATGTAAAATGGGAACTTGTCTAGAAGTCTCATCTAAATGCATTTCACTTATTTTACAATCATCTTTCCATTCATCAAGTAACTGTTTCAAATCAATCATAATTATTATCTATATCTTCCTCTTCTTTAGTTTTATATGCCCATTCATCGGTGTGACCAACTGACCACTTTGGTTCTGTTTCTACTCTATAATTTTGAGTACAAACTTTAAAATCTGGTGTCATTAATTTATCTGGCGTTAATGAACTATCACGCCATATTATTCTATTATTTGGTTGTGCAGCAAACTGACCGTTTTTTAACTGTATTATATTAAACGATTTATGTTCAGGATCATGTTCAGAGAAGTTTTGATCTAGCGTCGATCTTTCTGAGTGGCAATTGTCAATCGTAAAAAGATATTCACCTGGATGCATCTTTTTATCTTTTCCAAAAAATTCGCAATTACTTAAAAGCGGTTTTTCTACCACAGTTAAATTATAATCAAAACAATCCCATAATTGTAAAACATCAAGCGGCAAATCGCCGTGATCATCTATTTTCCATACAAATGCTGATATTGGAAGTTTATCGAATAAAGCGCCGTAATCCGTTAACAACGTTTCAAAATATAATGCTTTACTCATTGTGGACTTTACGCTAACCCAGATTCCTGGTGTATATTCGCCGTGTCCTTTTTCTAAATCATATAAATATTCTTTTCTCACGAATACGTTCATTGGTGGTAAATTATGTACTAAAAATGCCATATCAATCCTATATTATAATAAATCAAAATAACTAAATCTAAATGATATTGCAAAGGTAACAAATTCTGTACCTGTTGCAGTCGATTCAAATGTAATATCTCCTAAAGCTATCGGTATACAATCTATATATTTAATTTCTTTAGTCTTATTATTGTGACTAGATAAAATTGAAATAGTAATATCTGCATACGTTGGAACTACCTTTAATTTATGACTTCTTTTAATCGCGGGTACTTCTTCTTGTTCTAATAACCTACGCATCCAAGAATACATCTCATCATACGATTTTAAATTTTCATCTAAAATCAAATTAGCAGATAATTCGTTGTACGTTAATTTTGCTCCGGTAAAAGGTATACCAGATAATTGTTTATATGGCATTTCAACTGGATTCATAATCATACCAGGATGCGTAACACTCTGTGCGAAGTATTCTAAGTTAGGATAGTTTTCTCTATCTATCGTTAACTTATACGAGGTAGGTTGTAAGTAATTTAAATTGTTTGTTAGTGTAGCCATAATACTATTTATATAACTTTAAACAAAAAAAGAGGGGCATAAAGCCCCTCTAAAGTTATTAATTTAAGTTTTATTAAGATACAGAATCAAGTATGTTGTCTACTCTAAAAATTCTGTAGTACTGGTTAGTTCTTGCATTAGCAAGACCATTTGCTGGTGCTGAACCTACGAATGGGTTTGAGGCCATTCCATATCTGGTTTTAAAACCAATTTTTGGTTGGAATGTGTTCTCACCAACAGCACGTACCATTGTTAATGGAACGTATGGGCAATAGAACATACCAGCGTCGTATGGATTAGTTCCCTTATAACCTACGTTTACATAGTTAGCAACCGCATATGGATCGATGTAAACTCTCATTCTTCCGTTTAATGTACCAGCAAATGTATTACCAGTGTCATCAACGTTTAGATTAGTTGACATCGCAGGTGTATAGTCTAACATACCAGCAGCATTAAGAGCGGAGGCAACATCTGAAGAACAGATTATAAAGTTACCTTTACCACGTCTTGTTTCTTTTGCAATTACGTTAGCTTCTCTTTCGAGTTGAAATACAAGACCTTTCCATCTTTCAACTGACCAACGACCATCAGCATCGTTCTGAACGTCGAATAGACCGTTTACTTTGATTTCAGCTTGTCTACAACCGATTTTTGCTTGAAGATTTATAGTTCTAATAACTTCACGATTAATCTCAGCTAAGATTTCTGTTGACAATATATTTGCCAATTCTGTCTCAGCGTCTAAACCGTGAATAGCTTTTAAATCTTGAGCAAGTTCAAGGCTGTATTCTGCTTTTAACGCTCTTGATCTGGCAGTCACTGTTGCCTTTTCAATTGTAAATCCCATTTCTGGAATCTGAGCATTTGGTGCAGAACCGTCGCCTAAAGCTTCAGCAGTACCTGTTGCATAACCTGTACCTCTTACTGGTTCTGTAGCAGAAGATGAGTCAGTAATTGATGGATCAGTATTTTCACCAGCAAAACCGGTGTCTGTTACTCCAACAAAACCTGATGGACCTTTTGCTCCGTTACCAGTTGTTGATGAGTCGCCTGAGAAGAACGTATTAGCTTCGTTAAATAAAGCTTCAGTATTATTAGCTTGACCAGCTGGATGAATACCTTGTGGATCTTTATAGACTGACTTCATCGCAAAGATAAGTCCAGTTGGACCAGTCATTGGTTGTACACCGCAAACGTCGTATGCCATAAGGTTTGGCATTGCACGTCTTACCAGTGCGATTAGTACAGGGTTCCAGTTTGCTACACTACCAGTAGCGTTAGCTGGAGCAGCTTCTTGAAGCATACCCTCTTCTTTTAATGCTATTTCTTGGTTTTCAAGAACAGCAGCTGTAACAGCTTTTTTGTGATGATCTTGTATTGTGCCAGCAGATTCCTCATTGAGTACTGGGGCCCATTTTTCGATCAATCTATCGTAAGATACAGTATTTGTTTGCATCCTTAAGACTCCCTTATTAAGTTTTGATTTGTGATTTAAGAGCAGTTAGATACTGTGACATTGATCCAGAAGTTTCAACAGTATTATCATCTGTATCTTCTTCTAATTCCATATCAAATTCACTAGTCATCTGTCTTTTCTTAAAGTATGATTCTTTAACAGTATTAACTTTGTCGGCGAATTGTTCTACGTCGTCAAAATCAATGTTATCTGTTAAAGATTTTAGTTTTTCAATTTGAGTTTCTGCTAGATCATTCGAAGCTTCACGGATAACCGCTTCCCTTTGATAACCTTCGAGTTCCTCTGCCATAGCGATGGTTTTTGCTGTTTGGTTATTAAGAGTTTCTTCTAACTCTTCAACTTCTGCAGCAAGATCGTCAACTAGGTCGACTTTAGACTCTGGTACTTCAATGTAAGATTCTGTGAATAAATCTTTTAGATTATTCATGAACTTCTCAGCAATTTCTGTACGGAGACCGGTTTGAACTGCAACCTTATTTTCCTCCATCCAATTCTCAACTACGTAATTAAGATATGAATCAACCTTATTTACGAGTTCTTCTTTGGTTGTAGAAACTTCAGCTTCCAATTCCTCGTTAAATTTCTCTTCGAGACGATCAATTTCTGCAGCTACTTTTGAATTAATTGCAGCTTCAAAAATTGTTTGAGCTTTACCCTTAAATTCTTCGGATAAAGTTGCTTCTGAATTAACAAGAGCATTAAGATCACTTGACCAATCAACATCGACATTAACATCATTTGACTTAACTTCAACAGCTTCGTCATCTTCAATGTCTTCAGCCATGAATTTAGAATACATAGTGGCTAAGTCTTCTTTTCTAGTCTTAGTCATCTTAGTATACATATCGTTCATCATAGCGGCTTTAGTCTTAGGTATATAGCTTTCAGTTGGTTGTGCACCACCTCCACCGGCCATTTTAGGTCCAGCATCTGGTGATTGAACTTTCTGCATTGGATCTTTTTTCTTTTGATCGCCTTTTCGAGCGGGTGCAGTTTTACCTGCGTTTTCAGCTGATTTAACTGAAGCAACAGACTTTTGTTCTGCATTTTTAGGATCATGCCCCATAGCTTCCTCTACACTTTCATCCTCTTCGTAGAGATCGCCAATGACATCATCTTGGATTTCTTCTGTCATATTTGACTCCCTAATTTTTATTTTTGAGTAACGAGAGGAAATTTTTAAACTCACGAACTTGAGTCTCGTAGAGATTTGTGCGTGATGCCCTTTTAATTTCAGTCTCCATTTTTTCAATTGCTTTTCGCTCAATAATACCGTTATGCCAAACCCATTCAACACCTTCCATTATCCCATTAACAAAAGCTCCAGGTGCAGATGGATCTTGTACTATGTCTATAGCATTAAGCATAAAATCGTCTTTTACATACATTGCGTTATTACGTCGCTCTAAACTTCCCATACCACGAGTCGAAACGCCTAATTGAACACCGCCTTCGAGTAACCCTTTTACTATGTTCCCCATCGGAGTTTCCAATATTTGCGCTTTTCCCATAACATCATTTCCCTTAAAATTAAGTTCATTGATCTTATGTGAAACCTTATCTAAATTTACAGTCGGCCCTTCTGGGTGATTCAATTCACCTACGGCACGACCTTTAGAAACTTGTTCATCGGTATATTTACCAACTGCCTTTTCCATAACTGGCATTGGATAAATTCTACCATTTCTATTTTGCCCTTCAGCTTGAGCAAAAATACCTTCTATATTATAACACTTTTTACCGTTTTTACCTTCAGTGATAAAAACTTCTAAATTTGTATCGTTAAATTCTGAAATGAGTTTCATGATTACCTCGGATATGCTACAGGTGTAAATGATACGTTAGCACTACCAGCATATATTTGCTCGTCATGTTTTTTATTAAATATAATTGATTGACCTGTATTCATTAAAAAAGAATGTATAGTAGCACCATCTACCGTACATATCGTTACGGTCGTAGATGACGTACAACATGCATATACGTTTCTGGTAAACTCTAAATAAGTTCTATTACCTGAACCGTTTGCCGTTGCTGCTTGGCCTGTTGGATTTATATGCATTATTTCATTCCTTTATATTGTTTCATAAAAGTCATACCTGCTTTTTCAGCTTCTCTTTTACTTCTATAAGCATCAAGTCTATCACCATCTATGTAAACAACAAATTTACCCATTTCATTGTGTATTGTCATAGGAATTCTATTAATTCTTTTGGAGAATACTTTAGGTCCTATTGCCTTTCGTCCAGCAAGTTCTCTTAATTCAACAAAAGTTTTCATAAAATTTCCTTTGTATATATTTATAAAATTAAAGTTTTCAACGGATTTTAATTAGATACTTCTTCATTTCCGTCTTCTTCACTCCATTCTCCATCGTCTTCTGGTAATTCGTCGTCTTCCATTTCGACTCCCACATCAGAACTGGACTCTTCTTCGGTCTCTTCGTCTTCATAGCTACCCTCTGCCTCAGCGCTAACGTCTCCACCATCTTCCTCGTTATCGAGATCGAGCTCGAGTTGGTCTTCGTCTCCCGCTGTATCGTCTTCTTCAGCAGGTTGGCCATTGTAGAGTTGATCTGCAAGTTTTATTTTCTCCTGATCTAAAACGTCATTTAATTTTACAGATATTACATCGCTAAAAATTTTATTTGCTTTATTATAATCTTGATCTAGCGAATGTTGTACTAAATCTCTCAAAGGGTTGTCTTCAGTTTCTACTTCTTGTTCAGCCATAATTACTCCTATTCTTCGTTTTCAGGTTGTTCTTGCTCTTCATCATCAGATTGTTTTTCTAAACTTTCTATATCATCATCAGTTAGCTTAAGAACATTTTTCATAATCCATTCTTTTGAAAAATATGTTCCAATATATTGTGAAGCTTGATCTAATGTTTGTAATCTTTCTCTTAATAATTCTGATTCTTTTAATTCTGTAAAATGATTGTCTTTAATATAATCAATGACGATATCGTTTTTCATACCGTCCCAATCTTCTTCAGTGATAATACCTTTTAACATCAATTGAGTTTTTAATAAACCCATAAACAAATGTGAAAATCTTGTACGTAATCTTTCGACAAACTTTTGAAATTTTAATTCATCACGAGTTATTTCTGAAGTTCGACCTAAACTAAACTGTGCTTCTTGTTCAAGTCTATTAATTGGCACATTTAATGCTTTATATAATTTCTTTTGAAAATATATAATATCTTCTATCTCACCAAGATTTTGTCCACCGGGTAATGTCGTAATTTCTGTACCTCTACCGCCTTCTCGACGTGGAATCCAAAAATCTTCGATCATTGACATATGTTTTCTATCATCTCGTATTTCACCAGTCTTAGCATCGTATACTATTTTATTACGATACCTTGACATAATATCTTTCATATACTGTTCGGCTTTACCTCGAGGTAAGTTACCAACATCTATGTAAAACATTCTTCTTTCTGGTGCTCTTGATAATCTGTATATAACAAGAGAATCTTCCATCATTCTCAATTGATTGAGAGGCTTCAATGCTTTATGTAAATAACCTAAAACTTTTTTTCTTGTTTCATCTAATAAACCAGATGTCACATAACTTACAGAATCAGTACTTAATTTAACGCCTGAAGTTTGTTGTCCCGGCTTTTCTTGATATATGTAAAATTCATCCACTTTTTCAATCAGATTAGCACCAGTTTGTGGATCTTTTTTTCTTTTAACTTGTTTTATCTTTCTTATTTTAGAAGAATCAATAGGCCTTATTTCTTGTATACCTGCTTTTAGCGCTGATTCGTTTACAACTAAATGGTGGTATATTCTTCCATCAACGTACCATCTTCTAAAAATATCATGACCGTCTTCACTAAAATTTAACATCGAATATATGTTGTCAAATTCTTCTTTAATTTGTTTTTTAATCCCATCGCTTACTTTTAAATTATCCATAGTAATATCTACGGATTGTTTTCCAATTTCATTCGATGAAACAACTGATTCGTTAACGATATCTTCAATAGCAGCATCACATTCTGGATGCATAGAAGTTCCTCGATATTTCATTATCAATTGGGCGTTATCTTTCGAATCATCTCCGTCCATATTAATATATTGTCCATAATGTGAACCACCAGCCGTAACATAGCCAGCGCCATCATCATCTTTCGCTGGAACTATAGACGGTTTTTTGTCAGGATCATCTTTCGGCGCTCGTCTTAATTCAAACCCGAATAATCGTAATCCTCTTGTATCATTAATGTAATCAGCCATTAATTATCCCTTATTATGAGGGGTGCTTGAGTGCACCCCTCTATCTTATATATTATGCAGCATTAACGCCGTCTGTGGTATTAGATGTCCAGTACTGGTAATTCCATGTTACTGTAAATCTTTCAATATCTTCAGCAGCATACGATAAGTCAATTGCACTTACGTCTGCTGGCCAACAATCTTTAAAAGTATAAGTTTTTTTGACTGTTTCGTTTCTATCAAATTGAGAAACCTGAAGATCAGCGAAATATAACTCGGGATTTTGAGTACCACCGATATCCGCGTGATTTGCAATGGCGTTCATCCAAGTTTCGAAAGCATTTCTTAACTTGAAATTTACGTCATTAATTATAGTGACAGTCCATTCTGCGAATGATCTATCACCTGCTATTTTTAATTGTCTACCTCTAAAGGGTACAATTATCGTACCAACTGTTGACGCTGGTAACTGCGCAGCCTCACATAAGAATGATGAAAGATCTGCATCTACATCAACACCTAAACCACCCCTTGGATTGTTCATGGTAACTTGAAATAGATTTGATCTTGCACCTCCACCTGTAAGCCTGGCTTTAAATTGATCTACACTACCTAGTGCCATTTTTTACCTCCTTAAACGCCAGCAGTTCCAACAATTTCTTCAAACGATACACCTGTTCTAACAGCCACAAAGTTAAGTGTGACAAAGTTAATTGAACGTGCAGGCTTGATAAAAATGTTGGCTATGAATTCGTTACGATCAATGACTTCAGCAGTATTAACTGTTTCATCAGCTATTACTCTAAAGTCTGTTATTCCTCTTCGAGCTTTAACATCTCTGAGGACTGGTTCAATAATATTAACAAATTCTGCTCTTGTAAATTCATCGTTGAATTCGAACATTACATTCTTAGCAGCTTGTGCGATTGCTCTTTCAAGCGTTAAGAATAATCTTCTACAATTAATTCTGTCAAAAGCAGACGGTCTGTTAAATAATGTTTTATCGCCAAATAAACAAATTCCTGATCCACTTACATTAACGACTGGATTAACACCAGCTTTATATAGTGTATCTCTATTTGTTTTATTTGGATTATAATTAAGACCTGTTACACCTAATAACTGACCTCTTCTAGTACCAGCTGGTGAAAACCATGGTGCCTGTGTTCTATCAGTTTCAGCCATGAGACCAGCAACTGAAGAAGCAGCAGGTATTTCAATGAATTGATCGTTAAACTTATCAAAGACTTTTAAGTAACTACAATCCATGATACCGTAAGAACTTTTTGTTATTGTAGCTGCAGTAGCAACTACGTTTGTAGTCACTGTTGTTTCATTTGATTGACCAACAACGTCTGATCTGCATGGTGAAGAAACAACTACGCAATCTTTTCTTGCTGTAGCATTTGCAATAAGATCGTTTGTTACGGTTGTTTGATCTGATCTAACTTCCATACCTGGTGCAATTAAGAAATCAACTTCAACTGCTTCAACATCTTCAAATAGATCGTGACCAGTTGCGATTTCGGCAGTACCAAGTGCATTAGAATTAACTCCACTATCAAGTGAATAATTTAATACTTTGATATTTGCTCCTTCTGGAATAAAATCTTGTTGAGTACCAGTCATAGCGGTTCCAGCAAGAATACCATGTGCAGATACTGTTATATTACCAGGAAAACCAACCATATGAATATATTGTGATCTTTCATTTATTACAGTCTTCATAAAATTGCTTCCGCCATCTTGAGCTTTTGAATTTGACGCAACAGATACATAAGGATAAGTTTCGAGTACTGTTCCCTTTGTTCCTGATATCTGTCCATCTTCGTCAATAACTGCAACGTGAACTTCTGTCTTAGATCCACCAGCTGCTGAATCAAGAGCTGATGATCCTGGTGCTGCATCAAAAGATGATTTATAAGCCCAGTTATCAAACGCTGAGTCATTTAATGTCGGTGTACATACAGATATTTGTAATGAATTTCCTAAAGCTCCAGGAAATCGAGCAATAAATGATTGTTTATCAGTATTTAATATACCTTCTTGTGATGTAAAATTATCTTTATTTTTTACTGTAGGCGCACTTGTAGCCGTATGATCTCCGCCAGTTTGCATTTCTGCTGTTGCTGGAGTTCCTCCGCCTATCGCACCTCCTGCTCTAGAATTTTTAGCATGAGATGTTATAGCTCTAACGACTTGTAGTGAACTTGAATAACGCAAAAAATATGATGCGTTGTGAAAATCTATTGTGTTTGTGGTGTCTGGTGTCGAGTGGACATTTATCAAATCAGCTTCATTTGATATGAGTGTTCTTTGCTCGACAGGACCCCATCTAAAATTTCCAACGATTGCTCCAGTGGAAGTTTGAACATTGGGTACGCCGCCCGTTGCATCAATTTCCTTTACAACAACCGCAGGTGATTGTGATGGTGTGAATAGTGCCATGTTTGCCTCTCGGTTTCTAATTAATAAGATTCATAATACGGTTGTTATCAATTACTATGATATATTTATATAATTTAGAAATTAGAGTAATTGTTCCATTGTCCGTCATGATCAAATTCTATTACCCATTCTGGTTTTTTTACTTCTTCTTCAACGTATTGAGATCCATCGTCGATGTGACCAAACGGTACAACATCGTCTTCAATCTCTTTCATTTTTTGTTTAAAAATCATTTCTTTTAAATTAATATCTGTCATATCTCCAAAATATTTACTTGTCACAAAATACCCGAATAATACGAAATTCATAATTAAATCATCATGATTACCATCAGAAGCTTCGTATGATTGTCCTTTTGAAATAAAAGTAGAAGCTTCAAATATAGTATTTTCATCTTGTATCATTATTTTATTATTTTCTAATAAATCTTTTAAAGCTGAACAACCTAATCTTTTCGTTTTACGAGTCATTTCAATACCCATTTTGTCTAGTCGAATAGCCGATTCTGAATGCATATTTTCGTATTCTAAATCTTGATATAAACCGTTACAAACTAAAGAACCTTGGTCATTTGACTCAATTATTACATAAGATTTATTGTAGACGTTAGCCCATTTATAAATAATGTTGGGGAAGAGAATAGGTGAAATAGTATTATTGCGATACACAGCTACCTGTCTGAACGGGCGAACGCTAATATCGACTAAGTTAAAGGTAGAATAATCCTGGCCTCTTCCCTTTGCAACATCCACACACATAACATATTCGTGCTTATCTTTTGGTTGCTCATACATTTGAAGACTTCCGTTTTCGTATATTTTTTCTGGCGGACGAGCTCTCATCTCCATCAAAGTCTGTGCGTTTATAAGAGTATCGCCTGTACCGAAAAAGGTATTACCGAATTCTTGATCAAATTGTAATTGAGAGGTATTTGATATCGTAGCTTCTTTCCATTTCTTATCTCTGCCAGGAACGTCCCACCAATCAACACGAAATGGCTTAAATTCATTTACGTTTTGTACAGCTCCCTGCCATATATTATAAAACGTATTACCAATACCATTAGCAGTAGAAGTTACGATTATCTTTGTATCTTTACCAGCAGAAACAACAGGATAGGTTGAAGTATAAAATTCAGCTGCTCGTTCGACGAATGCAAATTCGTCTAAATATAATAAGTTAACAGAAAGACCACGAATAGAACTCCCGGAAGTAGCAGCAGCAATGATACGAGAATTATTTGAAAACTCAAGGGAACCTTTGTTAAGAGCTTTACTACCAGGCTGTAAGAAGAACGGAGTATTTTCCAACATGAGAGTAACACGAGAAAGCATTTCTCTTGCAGTAGCTCCTTTATTTGCCAAAATCGCAATAGTCTTTTCTGAATTGAATAATGCAAACCATAGTAAGTAGGCGCAGGCACTGATTGACTTACCAGATTGACGACATGCGAGAACGACATTAAACCTATTCTCCTCGAATTGATTAAACATTTTCTTTTGATAAGGATATAATTTAAAAGGTACAAGACCTTGATCTAATGAAATAATTTTACAATATTTTTCTGCAAAATATGAAGGGCTTTTCATACATCTAGAATATTCCTCAACTAATTCAGCCGACCATTGTTGTACAACACCGTCTTTTTTTACATTAGGATTCCCTAGATAACTCTGTACTTGGTGCATCTACAACCTTTTCATCTTTTTCTTTTAACAATTTTTGTAGATCAGCTGTTGATCCTAAAAATATATTATTTTGTTGATGTTCTACTTTTTTAAGTGGTTCTTCTAAATCTTTATTCTTTTTATTTAAATCCATCAATCTATCGTTAACGTCAGATAAATTCTTTATCATATTAGATAATACTTCAAATGCACGAGGATGCTCGGATTCTCTAGCAACTTGCATCATCGTTTCTAAACTATCTTTACCTTTTTCTAACAGTTCATAATAAGTTTCACGTGAATATTCATAATCACTTTTAATTTTATCAGACATTTTAACAGTTCCATCTACGTCTAGCAGCTTTACCTCTTTCGCCTGTCCAGTTTTTTGAACGAGCACAAAATGATTTTCTTCTTGCAGCGGCTTTGCTACCAGGTTTTAATTTACTTGGAGGAGTAGTAACCGCTGTTTGAAGCTTACTTCCAGGATTTTTTCTTCTATATGCAGCAACCCCTTTCGCCGTCATTCCAGCGCCCTTAGAAACTGGTAAAAAATTACCACTTTTCTTGGAAGTACTTACCGGATTTGATTCGCGATCTTCATTTTTCGGAACGCAGTTAGGAACCATACGATTCCCTTTCTTTTTCATTCCAACTTGTTTGTGAGTTGACCAACAAGGCTTATCTTCTCTTATTTGTTTAAAAGTTTTCATTAGCTACCAAAACCTCCGTCACTGTCTTGACCAAAAATAGTCGTTGTAAATCCAAAGTCACTATCAGGACTACCGATAGTGGTTAATGGATTAGGATCGATTTGAACTGTTTGTAATCTAACGTCTGAATCTACTGTTAAACCACGTGATGAATCTGTAAAACCAACTGTTGGATTAAATACCTTTGCAACTGATCTACGTATAATTTTAGATGTTGGAATGTTACCATAAAAATTTGTTCTCATTTCAAAATCTAAAGTGTATATAATCGTTCTTCTGCTTCCTAAATCTCCTTCATAGTCATCAGCAAATCCAACACCAGCAATACTAATCGGTATGTCTTCTAAAAAATTTGGATGCTCTGTCATAAATGGTTTTATAGTTAAAGTATATTGTGGATTAAATGTCGGCAATATCTGTTCTACTATCTGTAAAGCATCATCTTGATTTTTAGCGTACGCGTTCAATTGAAATCCAATAACGTATGGTACTGCTGTATTAAACTTTTTGCGACTTTGATTGTTTGCTGCGTTATTTGTAAAGTTATTTAATTTAGATAGTTGTCGAGTAGTATCATATGCAATGTTTGTAATCTCAAAAGACATGCGAGGCAATTTTATAGCAACTCGAGTATCCTCTCTTAAATCAGGATTTTCTCTTATTCTTTCTAAATATTTTGCCTTTGGTGCATAAGACAGTGGAACTTTAAGTTGACTTATAACTTTACCACTAGAATTTTTACGAATGACATATATGTTATTAAAAAGTCTGCCAAATATAGCAACGCATTTTTTTGTCTTTTCATGATAGAAATGTGTACCAAACATAATTAACCCTCATAAATCTTCTGAAGGTGATCTTCAAACGCTTCTACTTTTGACAATCTATCAGGCCAAAGTATGTATTCTTTTTCAGGATTCTTTTTTAAATTATTTAAAAGTGGTGTTATCGCATTAAATAATTTATCTAATTTTTCCTTTGTTTCATCGGCTGAACTTGCAACAGTTTCAGCTTTCTTAGTAGCGGTTTGTACTGCTTCTAATTCTTCTTCATCAACTGCTGTAAATCCAAAATCAAAAAAATCATCTGCCATTAATTATTCTCCACATCACCGAATGGATTACTTTCTGTAAAGTCTAAGAAATCAGTGTTAGTAGTAAAATCTGTATTTTGTTCGTTATTAGCAAGTTTATTATCTTCAGTTATCCCGGTTATTGCAAACCCAGTTCCATCGGGTATTGTTATAATTCTATTTAAATTAAAATTATGAAACTTACCATCAGTAGCACCAACGTGAATCAAGCTCAGTGTTTTTGTAGTACTATTGTAGTTTGAAACTTCACCAGTAATTGAAATATTTTCAGCGCTATCTAACATTTGACTAACAGTCATACCATTAGTAATCAAATTAGTATTATTTTGTAATACAAGATTATATGTATATGCAAAATCTTTATCGATATCATCAACTTTAGTAATACCAGTATCCATGTCTTCGCCAGAATACTCGAATAACTGAGCACGACATTTAAATACCGGAACGTTTTGTAGTTGAAAGAATGGTTGTTCGTGCTCTACAAAGGTGATTTCAAATATTTTATTACTCATAATCGAATAAATCAAATCACCTTCTCTTGGACGATTTGAACTTATTTGATTATTTGCTCGCGTTACTGTTTCTTTCCATCTTCTCCTTGATACAACAAACGTTGCTTCATCTCTTATTTCAACGCCAAATTTGGTAAACAAATCCCCTTCACCATCAAAGCCTTCAATGTTTTCGATATACATTTCAATTTTATAAGCGTCATCAAACATAGACGGAACGTCTTCACCAAAAATTCTATTTTCATTTACAACCGTACGAGGTAAGTAATAACAATCTTGACCATAGATCTTTAACGATTCTATTACAAGATTTTCGTAAAGTGTTTGTTCTGATTTAACATTTGATCTGATGTTGAAGTTAGTTGGCATATTACCCTACAAACATATCTACTGGCATTTCGTGTTCTAATCTTAATCTTTCTCTTAAAGCTTCTAACTCTCCTTGAGCATCGTCGTATAATTGTCGACCGTTAATGATAACTCCACCGGGTAATTGCATACCTTCAAACTTCATAAGATTTAATCCCCATTGTTCTTTTATCAAAGCAGTTGCATAAGCTTTTAACCAAAGATCATTGTATACCGAAGTATGAGAATCAGGATCTATTATGGCAAATACTTCTGCTATGATAAAATCATTTAACTTAATATCTTTATCTGCCCAATCACCAAAAATATATAATCTTTTTTGTTTTCTTGACCATTCAATTTGAGGTGCGCCATTTAACTTCATGTCTAATATTGAAAGATACTGTTGAAGCTGTTCGTAGTAAGCTAAATCACCGGCAAAATTTTGTAAATCTGCTATATCATTCAGCATCATTTGATATTTAATATCGAAAAAATTGAAAGATGCGCCAAATGAACTTCCAAATGGAATAAGTCTTTTAATATAAAGAACACTATCCATTATAGTGATATACTTATTAGTTACGTCATCAGCAGTAATTTGATGTTTAAGATAGGCTCTAAAGGTACCGTCAGAATGGTATTCTTGAAAATATTGTAAAGCTTCATCAATACGATCTTCAATTTGATCTTCATCAACATTGACTTCGATAACTGGCTCACCAAGTTTTCTTTTACAATATTGTATTAATTTATCTCTGGAATTTGGATTTGCCATAATTTCCTCTGTTTATATCCTATTTATACGAAACTAGTAAATACAAAACAATAGTAGTTTGTGCTAGAACTTCCACCATCACCCCAAAAAAATTGATCGGCATTAGTATCACCACCGTTTTTATTGTTAAAACCGTAAGCTTCAGTACCACTCATCCCAATATCACTAGCTCCACCGCCTGAATTTGTTACATTAACTTGAAATCCCCATTGTCCATCATCCTGTGAAAAAGTAGACGCGGTATTAGTACCATGAGTAGCACTAAAATTTGCTTCATGAGAAAATCTTATACTTTGACTAGAACCCATATAAAAATTACTGCTGCTTGGAGTGAGAACGTGAGCATAAACGTCTCGATTTTGATCTGGATAATATAAATCATATAATCTATGAACGCCAGCAGGAAGATTACCAGCAGCACCTCCACCTATAGCATGAGTAGTTGTAGTACCTATACTACGATAAACGAGTGTTATAATTCCTTTAAAACTAGCACCGTTCCAAAAAGCCAAACATAAAAAAGGATGGCCGTCCATAGCTGCTTGACTATAATGTGTACTAAATCCCGTACTAACTCTTAAATGACTTGGTTCTGTCCAGTGAGTATTATCATATGATGAACCAACATTACTAAAATTAGCACCGCTTTCTTTATAATTATCAAAACGATATACATTACTTAGAAAACGTCCACCAGCCGTATAATTATATATGTTATCGATATTAGACATATTTTCAGCTAAAGATCCGTATATAGGAACAGCTACAAGTGTATATCCTTGACTTCTAATATGATTAGTTATACTAGTAAAATGTGAACTATTTCCAGGACTATAGCTTTGATTTAAATTTGCTAATAAAGAAGAAAGATTACCACCAATATCGTCATTATAATTATGTGAACTTTGTGGAGTACCTAAGCCACTGGCGTGACTTAAATTTGATCTTGCAAAACCGAGTGGCATCATTATTCAAATCCTTAACTGTAATTCGTTACAAGGTTAGCATAATAATTACTACCATCGTAAAATACTGTTAAAATATCTATTGTATTTGTACTTGACAATGTTTTATTACCTCCGGCGTATAAAAAACTAGATGTTAAAGTTCTTCCTGTACCGTTAGTGTTGATAATTAAAGTTAAACTTTGTCCAGCAACAGGATTATTAAAAGCGTTAAACGTTAAATTATTATTTAAATTAATCTTTTGAATATTCCCGTTTATAACATCTGGAGTAATCGTTCCGCCTGTTGTGCCTATGTCATGAATATCTTCGTTATATTGTAAATTAGTAATTCTTGTTTGACCGGTACCGTCTGGAACAAGTGCAATGTTTCCGTTTGATACTGAAACAATAGATTGTCCATTCACATCTAACTCTGCACTCAATTGTGGAGAACCATCATCGGTTAAAGCTCCCATTGCACCAATGTCACCTCTAACTTCAGTTGCACTTCTTCCTTCTAATCCAGATGCTGTAAATTTTGCATAATCACCACTTGTAACAGCTGCGTGATTGATAACTACAGTATTAGTATCTGCAATACCAAATGTTAAAGTATTTTGTTTTGTAGCGTCTTGTGTATCGACATACGCCTTTACAGATTCTGCAGACGGAACATTAGTTGAAGTAGCACCCACAAAATCGTCAGCATCTAATATCGTTATAGTCGTATCAGTACCTGGTACAAATTTACTACCGTCCCATTTTAGTACATCATTATTGTTTGGAGCGCTTGTTGTTATATCAACGTCCGATAATTTATCGATACTAGTATTACCTAAATTTGTATCGTTTAAATATTTATTGGTCGATCCTTCTGTTAATGCAGTATCTGTATCTGGAACTGATGTTATATTTGAAAAAACTGGAGCAACTGTTGCGTTAATGTGTGCTGTTAATGCAGCTGCATTAATTCTTGCCATAGCAACTGTACCTGTTGCGAGTGCAGATGCATTAAGATTTGTTACATTAGCTCCATCTCCATCAGTTGCTAAAGCGCCAATTCCAGCAGGCGTTGGTGGACTATATACTAATTCAACGCCATTAGCATCTGCGGTTGCTGCAATAGCACCATTACCTGTTGCGGTACCTTCAGCACCGACAGTTACTTCAGTCGCTAATAAAAATTTTCCGCCAGGTGCACCGGTAGGAACTGAATGACCGTTTAAAGTACCGGCAATCGTAACATCACTATCTGCTGCAATATTATTAACAAACAGATTATTAAACATTTTACTTGTACTACCGAGATCTCGAGAACTATCAACATCTGGAATTAAATCACCTACATCGATAATACCGGCAGACGGTAAGAATCCCATAACTAATATATCTGCACCGTTTGCTGGAGCACTTGTAAAAGTTAAAGTTGTACCTGATAAACTATAGTTTGCCGGCGTATTCTGAATAACACCATCAACGAAAACAAAGATATGATTTCCACTTGAATATGTTGTACTTAACGTAAAAGCTGTACTGCCATTACCGGTTAATTCTTGACGATTAACGCTATTAACAACCGTACCACCTCCGAACTCTAATCCAGTTCCGTCAGCTTTAACTAAAACTCCTTTACCGTTATTACCGGTATATGCAGAAGGAGTATCCGCTAAATCTAAAAAATCATCTGCAGCTGTTGCAAATGTTAAAGCTCCGCTTCCATCAGTCTGAATGAACTGACCAGCATTACCATCTTGAGTAGGATAATTGAGTGTTGCTGTCGATCCAGCTTGTGTATTTACGGCTAAACCATGTTTAGCAAGAAATTTTTTCTTTGTAGCCATTGTCCTGTTTCCCTATCCACAGTTAATTTATAACTATTTATACATTTTGGATATTAAAACGGGTGACTATTATCTGAAACTGGCCCAGTTCCTGAACTAGGAAAAAAGTTTAAACTATGATTACTTGCACTTCTATCTTGAGGAAGAGTTGATGAACTAGTATTATCTTGGCAAGTTAATAATACAGTACCACTAATTGCTGTAAGTGGACTTGTAGGTACTGTAAAAGCTGATGTGTAAATAGCTGTTCCTTTTATAACTCGAACATTAGAAATGTATCCATTAAAGAAGTAAGATCCGGAAAAATAAGTATGATCTCCAACATGAAATTTAAGTCCTCCAGCGCTGCCATAGTCCTTTATATCCCAGGGATTTGTTGAATTAGTTCCAGATAATGATCCATCATACCACATTTTATATGTTCCACTTTCTTTTGTAAGTGCTATATGACGCCAATTATTATATTGATTTCCAATAGATTGAGTGATTAAAGAGCCATTATTATAATCTCCAGCAATTAAATTTCCGTTATCAATTTTCATTGAAACATATTGATTAATACCGACTTCCCATATATAATCAGGGTATGTTTGATTAACACTAGTATCAAAATTTGGTTTAATCCACATTTCTACAGTAAAGTCAGCTAAACCAAACTCAAAATCAGACGAGGGAGAAGCAGTAGTAAAATAATCATTTGTACCATCAAAATAAGTTGAACCATTGGGTAAAAAACTTAAAGTAAAAGCACTAGCTGATGATGTAGCTACATTAACACCATCAGATGCAGAAAATGTTAAACTAAAAGAACCAGCGTGTGCGCTATTTGTACTTGGAGTTATTTTAAAAAATTTATTTGTTGTGAGAGTATTTTCTGCTAATGCGCTGTATGTACCACCAGATGTTGCACTCGATGTTACTGTGGCAGTTGAACCTATTGATCCTACACTTACCGCATATTTGTATTGTAATGTGACACCTTCAGGATCGGACGCTGATATTTCAATACTTACTGGAGTACCATCAGTAGCAAGTGAATATGAAGCATTACCAGCTGATGATATTGTTGGTTCTTGATTTGTTATAGTCGCAACTTTATACCACGCGTTATTTGATGTATTCCAAATATATACTATACCAGTTGCGATAACAAGAGCTTGGTCGCCTGCAGCTGCAGTTGCTGGTAAATCATTTAAAGTATTATATGCTTTTACACCACCAACACTTTCTGCCGTTGGTGAGCCTCCACCAGATACTTTTTGAAATTCGTGCGCACCGGTAGAACTTCTTTTTAAAATAATTTTGTCAGTAGATGTACCAAGATGAATTTCTTCAGCAATTAATTTTCTATCATTACCACTGACATCTCTAACCATCAAGTTACCAGAACTATCAATAAGTTTTGTATTATTTAAAAATACTGGATCTGTGCCTGATCTATTTGCTCTATCTCTGGCAATACTCATTGTATATACTTTCTAAAATGGATTAAGTCTCGTAGCAACACAATTATTTACAGGTATTATCGTGCAATTTCCACTAGCATCAATTATTTGATTGCTGTGTTGAGCAGTTAATAACTTTGTATTTGTTATAGCAGTTAATGCTGAAGTTGGTACAGTAAAGTTACCGGTATATACTGGTGATCCAACTACTAATCTAAAATTAGATATATGACCAGTAAGAACCGCGTATTGTGCATAACCACCACCAATTGCAAGTCTATTATAAGTAATATTTGTAGAATTTGTAAAGGTTGAAGTAAATGGCATATGTGTGCCATTAAAATATAATTTTATTTCATTATTATATCTAACAATAGCCATATGATACCATGTTAAAGGATTTATTATGGCACTACCACTTGTTTGCATAAAACCACTTCCAGAAGTAATATTAGATACATCAAACTTAGCACCATCAGCTCTAGTAGTACCTTTATTATGATATATTGTAAAACCATTGGCTGCACTAGTGCCTCCAGAAGAGGGAAATGGTACATAACTACTTGATGAAAATGACCAGTAACCATTGTATTCATAAATTTCTTGATTGGCACTACCAACACCAAAAAGACCTTTATCATAAAACCAATATTCTATACAAAAATCACCAGAACCTAATTCTATATTACTATCATCTACGTAAATGTAACGATTATCATAATCATCGCATTCAATAGAGCCATTAGCTTGTGAAAATGGAGATACATAACTACCTAATGGATTACCAGATTGAATTAAAGTGTTACTTGCTGAACTATTATCTTTGAGATTAGCTGATTGAGCACCATATTGTGCAAAATTATAAGTACCATTCTTTGTTATAGATATTGAATTATCAGATTCATCTACTATTATACCACTAGCATTACCCCTAATTAAAGTAAACAATTCAGTTTCTGAAGCAGTAGGATTGCTTACATTAGTTGTTGATTCATAATTTCCACCAGTTTTAGTAATATTTCTAGGTGGTGTAAATGCACCAGTATAAACTGCTTTTGAACAAAATCTTAATTGAGACATCCAAATTCCGCCATCAAGACCTTGACCGCCACCGGCATGTGTACCATTAGTTTTAAATTTTCCATCAGTTATATTGTAAGAACCACCATTTGTAGTTGAAAGTAATTCTACACCATCTATATAGACTTTTACATTTCCGCCTGTTCTAACCATAGCAAAATGATACCACTGATCTATATTTAATCCAACACCAGCAGTACCATGAACGGTTCCACCACCACCTCCAAAAGCTGAACCACTACTTACTATACCAAGACTAGTAGGATTAGTACCACTTCCTGCGGAATAACCAAATCGATAACCATTTTCCATATAATCAAACATAAGAGGATAAGCTACATCACCATGAGATTCAAATCTATAATAAAATTCAATAGTAAAATCACCAGTTCCTACTACAAGATTTGAGTCATTAATAGCAAGATTAGCATTTTTATTATAAGCCCATCCACAACCACCAGTTTCATATTTTGGCGCATTTTCTTTCAGTGCTAAAAATTTAGTATTTGTTCCACCAACAGCACTTAAATCAGTAGTTGGTACAGTAAAATTAGTAGCAAATGGAGTTTCCGCACTTCCGGCTGCATTACCATTTGCAGTGATAGTGTAACCATTACTACTTGCATCAGTAATACTACCAGTACTATTTTGACAGGTTAATAGTTGTGTTCCGGATATGGCAGTTAAAGGAGAAGTTGGTGGTGTAAATCCAGAAGCAGCATAAACAGCACTGCCTGTAACAATTCTAAAATTGGAAATATAACCAGTCAATAGATGTGTAGTGTTATCCATATATCTGGATCCTAATCTTATAGTACTTCCAGTCAGATTTACTGTTGCGGTTGCACTACCTTGTTGAACACCATTTTTATAAAGATAAAAAACATTTGAAATTCGTTGAAGAGCAACATGATACCAAACACCATTAGACCCAATCGCACCTCCAGAAAAACCAATCTGTGATGATCCTCCACCGTGTGTTACAAAAAACTTATCTATTGCTACAACAATTCCACCATCAGCACCACTAGCTTGACAAGTACTAAAATATCCATCATAACTGCCTGAAGTAGTGTGATATATCCAACCCTCCATTGTAAAATCTCCAGTACCTGAAAGAGGATTTGTCGTATCTATATAATCTCCACTACCATCAAAAGAAGTTGAAGCACCAGTTTCTGGATTAAGTGTGTAAGCAAGTTGTCCTTTAACAATTCTAAAATTAGAAATATATCCTGTAAATTCTTTGGATCCAGAATGCTTATCAGCAATTCTCATTGTAGTCGCCGTAATATTTGCGGTACTACCAGTATAACTTCCAACTTCAACACCATTATGAAAAAGTTGTACTTTTCCACTACTATCTCTCGTAAAAGCTATGTGATACCAAGTAGTTTGATCTAAAGAGCCAACACTATATGTCAATTGTGTTTCACTATCAATTTGTGCTCTTATATCTCCATTTTTAAAAGTAACTCTTATATTTTCACTACCAATATCATAAAGAAATATTGTAGAAGAACCATTAGTATCAAAATCGGGTATATAAAAACACTCTATAGAAAATGCACCCGTACCAAAAAGAAAAGATGCATTATCTGTAGCTTCTATACGATCACCAGAACCATCAAAATAAATAGAACCACCCACATCAAATCCTAAAGTAAATGAAGATGCACTTGAGTTAGCTACATTAACACCATCAGATGCAGAGAATGTTAAACTAAAAGTACCCGCATGTGCAGTATTAGTTGAAGGTGTAACTTTAAAATATTTATTTGATGTAAGTGTATTTGCGTTAATTGCACTATATGTTCCACCAGAAGTAGAACTTGAAGTCACTGTTGCGGTACTACCAAGAGATCCGCTTGTAACTTGATACTTATATTGAAGAGCAAGGCCTTCTGGATCTGTTGCCGCTATTTCAACTATAACCGGTGTTCCATCTGTCGCAAAGCTATACGAAGCATTACCTGCTGATGATATCGTAGGAGATGCATTTGTTACTGTTGCTATTTTATACCAACCTGTACCATTATAAATCATTAAGTTATTATTTGAAGTTACAAATTTTGTATCACCTGCACTATTACCAGTTAATGGTAAATCACCTGGATTTGTAACTACACCAGTTCCAACTTGTGTAGTTTCAGTTGTTGAACCATCAGTAGTTTGAAATTGAACTTTACCTGTAGAACTATCTCTTTTTACAATAACTCTATCGGAACCAGTACCAACTTGTAATTCTTCTGCAAAAACTTTTTTAAGTGTAGTACCATCTTGAGCAGTAACTTTTATATCGTTACTACCTTCAAGAGATAAACGCACATCACTAATGTTAATCGGATCACTACCTGATCTATTTGCTCTATCTCTTGACTTACCCATGCTTTTTCCTTTTTATGTATTTATAACATTAACCAATATAAGTTGCAGAACCTGTTGATGAATAAACATGATAAGTATATCCACCGCTCGTATGAACACTATCTCCTTGACTATTTTTTGCACCACCTGCATATCTAATAATTACTATACCGCTACCACCTGCTCCTGCTGCACCGTCACCTGCTCTACCACCGCCTGCGCCTCCACCGCCACCAGTATTTGCGGCACCGTCTTGACCTACCCAAGTTTGTCCTGAACTAAAAGTTCCATCACCACCGCCACCTTGTCCACCATTGTGCGTAGCATTAGCGCCATCATATTTTGATCCAGCTCCACCGCCTCCATAATAACCACTGTCTCCTGTAGAAGTTGCTGTAGCCCATGCTGAATAAGTATTCACACCATCACCGCCATGTTGGTCAGTAGCATTAGCACCGGCTCCACCTCCGCCACCGCCGCCATAACCGCCCCAATGACCAAATCCATTAAAACCTGATACTTCTACACCATCAATACCATAGCCTTGTCCTGGAATACTTTTACCTGATGTGCCACCGTTAATAGCATAACCGCCACCACCATTAGCACCATTACCACCAACTTCTGTGGCTGCTGAATTATTTCCTGCACCTCCGCCACCACCTCCTCTTGCTAATGCTAAATAAGATGTAAGAACTTTAGTATTAGCAGCTGCGCCATTATTCGCAGTTACAGTATAATTGTTAGAACTTGCGTCGGTAATTGCACCAGTACTATTTTGACAAGTTAATAAGATAGTATCTGAATCATTTGTAAAAGCAGCAGATGGTCTAGTAAAATCCGCACCGTATCTAGCTGTACTTGAAACTCTTACGTTTGACAAATATCCATGCATCGGTTCATAACCATCAGAATTTTCACCAATAGTAATTAAACTTGCTGAAGGAGTTGCGGCCATATTTGTTGCTGAATTGTTATTATTACCTGCTACATTCTTTCCATCTATATACATACGAAAGTTTTGGCCTTCTTTAACCCAAGCTAAATGAACCCATCTATTAGAAACTATATGATGCGCTGCATCATTAGTAAATAAATCACTAGTAGCAGCGCTGTAGACATACATTGCAGTAAGATTACTAGAGACTTTTCTTCTACCAAATATTATTCTTGTGCCTGAATTAAATTCTAAAATATTTTGTTCATCACCTGGTGCTTCATCATCATAAAATGCCCATGCTTCAACAGTAAAGTTTGCAAGAGAATTAATAATATTAGTTGAAGAAATAGTAAGATTATCATTATTTCCATCAAATTGTGTTGAACCAGCAAAAACAGAACCGGCTCCATTTACTTGTACAGAACTTGCAGTACCGGGATTACCTCCTCCTCTAGTTGTTGATGCAGCTATACCTGCTCCACCTGCCCCTACTACTATATCTAATTGTGTTCCAGGACTATAAGTGTATGTGCCTGATAAAATAACACCGCCTCCACCTCCAGCTCCAGATTGATAATCGGTAAAACCAGCTTTACCACCGCCGCCGCCTCCACCAACAACTAATATTTCAATATCATGTGAAAATGCTAGAGTAAAAGCCGAAGCACTTGAATTTGCGACATTTACACCATCTGACGCATGAAATGTTAAGCTAAAAGCTCCAGAATAAGAACTATTTGTTGATGGTGTAATTTTAAAATATTTATTTGATGTTAAAGTGTTTTCAGCTAAAGCACTATAAGTTCCGCCAGATGTTGCACTACTCGTAACAGCAGCAGTAGCTCCACCTCCATTTGTTAGTGAACCTGATGTTACTGTATACTTATACTGTAAAGGTACTCCTTCAGGATCCGACGCAGTAACTTCTATACTTACAGGTGTTCCATCAGTAGCAAAAGAATAACTTGCATTACCAGCAGAAGATATCGTTGGAGTCGCATTTGTTATTTCAGCAACTTTATACCAACCAGATTTGTATACGTACATAAAATTATTAGCAGTAACAAGAGCCATTACACCTTCGTCCGCAGATGCTGGTAAATCACTTGTATTTGCGTAAATTGTTAAACCACCAGTTGGTTGATCAGCAGGTGAGCCTCCACCAGATACTGTTTGTAAATTAACTTTTCCTGTAGAACTATCTCTCTTAATGATAATTTTATCATTATCATCATCACCAATTTGCACTTCAGATGTGATTAATCTTTTTGGATTATCAGATGTATCTTGTACAACAAGATCATCACTAGCATTAGAAGATATTTTACTCGCACCAATAACGAGTGGATCAGATCCTACTCTATTTGCTCTATCTCTAGCAATACTCATTCTATATACTTTCTAAAATGGATTAATTCTTGTAGCGACACAATTATTATTCGATATTATTGTACAATTTCCACTGGCATCGATTATTTGGTTACTATGTTGAGCGGTTAATAACTTTGTATTTGTTATTGCGGTCAATGGCGAAGTTGGTACAGTAATGTAATCTCTAAAAGGAGCGACTGAAGAACCAGTAGCACTACCACTTGTATCAACCGTATGATTAACTGAACTTGCATCAGTTGGAGCTCCACTACTATTTTGACAAGTTAATAACTTTGTATTTGTTATCGCGGTTAATGGAGTATTTGTTACATTAAAGTTAGAAGTATAAACAGCAGTACCAACTACTAATCTAAGATTTGAAATATATCCATCAAAATCGGCGCCAGTATTTGAATTATGTTTTCCTATAAAAGCTGTATTTCCTGTATAATTGTTAGTATCAACGTATACTTCATCATCTTTCACACCATTAAGAAATAATCTTGTAACACCACCACTTCTAACAATAGCACAATGGTGCCAACCTCCAGTTGATATTCCATCAGCAGTAATTCTATAACCACTGTTTGCATATAATCTAAGATTACCAGACGTATTAAAATTTACCATCAAACCTGCTGCATCATTTTCTCTTGTATCATATATAACACCACCATTAGTGAAAGCATCTGCATTAACCCAAAATTCTAATGTAAAATCATTAGTACCAATAACTAAATCAGTAGAAGTACTTCCCGAACTTGGAACTAATAAATTATCTCCGCTACCATCGAAAATAGTTGAACCACCACCGCCGCTACTTGGTGTATAAACACCAGATCCAACTACTAATCTAAAATTAGATATATGACCAGTAAGAACAGCATATTGTGCATAACTGCCACCAATTGCAAGTCTATCGAAAGTATAATTTGTATTAACCGAATGAGCTGAAGCAAATGGATAATATACACCATCAAAATATACTTTTATTTCACCGCTTTCTCTAATAATTGCCATATGATACCATCTTAAAGGATCTATTATAGCTTTATTAACTGTTGAAAACCAACCATTACCACTACTATTTGTACTTTGAACTTGGAAAGATCCACCTGCTGAAGATGTGCTACCCTTTTGATGAGTCATTCCAAAAGCAGTTAATCCAGTAGAAGCATTTCCACCAGAATGGCTACTTACATGAAACGGTATTGCACCGGTACCACTACTTGATCCAAATGCCCAATAACCATTATATGAATAAACTTCAGGATCAGTAGTTCCATCACCATATAAACCTTTATCCATAAACCAATATTCTATACAAAAATCATTAGTACCTAATACTATATCACTATCATCTACATAGATATAGCGATTATCATAATCGTCACATTCAATAGAACCACCAGTGCCTTGTGCAAATGGACTTGCATAACTACCTCTTGGACTACCAGATGGAGTTAAAGTATTAGCTGCTGAACTGTTATCTATGAGATTTGGTTGATTTATACCATATTGCGCTTGATTAACAGAGCTAGCTATTGTTACTGATATCCCGTTTTGACTATTGTCAGTTACACTAGATGTATAGTAATCTTTACCTCTCTGTATTAATAACAATTCTGTTTCTGCAGCAGTAGGAACACTTACATTAGTTAATGATGTATAGTCACCACCAGTTTGTGTTAGTCGACCTCGTGGTGGTGTAAATGCACCAGTGTAAACTGCTTTTGAACAAAATCTAATTTCTGAATACCAAATTCCACCATTTATACCATAACCAGAAGCTGCGTGTTGGCCATTGATCATGAGTTTTCCATCAGTTATATCATCAGAAGCGCCATTTGTAGTTGTAAGTAACTGTACGCCATCTATATAAGCTTTTATATTTCCACCTGTTCGAACTACAGCACAATGATACCATTGTCCGAGATTTAATCCAACGTCAGTAGTACCATGAGCCCATCCACTTCTGTAAAGACCAAGACTAGTAGGAGCACTTCCACTTCCCGCTGAAATACCAAATTGAATATTTTTATAAGCAAACAAAAGATAATATGAAGTGGCACTACTCCAGCTTTGAAACTTATAGAAAAATTCGAGAGTAAAATCACCAGTTCCTACTTCAAGAGCAGCATCATCAACTTGAAGCCCTTGATACCTAGAGTTAACATAAAAACAACCACCATTTTCGTATTTTGGTGCACTTTCTTTTAGAGCTAAAAGTTTAGTATTTGTTATAGCACCTAAATCAGAAGTTGGTACAGTTATTTGTCCATAAAATGGACCATCACTTGTTAAAATACTATGATTACTACCTTTTGTTACAGTAACATTGTTTGAGCTACCATCACTTAATGTTGATCCACTATTTTCTTGGAATAATAATAAAGATGTTCCACTTACCGCAGTTAGATTAGAAGTTGGTACTGTAAAACCGGCACTTGTATATAAAGCTGTACCTTTTATTACGCGAAAATTACTTACTTTACCTTTATCATAATGAGTATTACCATGACCAAATTCTGTCGTATCTGTTCCGCCTACAGAACCACTGTGGCTCTGACTATAGGTTTCTACACCATCTCTATATATTTTGATAGTATTACCATTTCTAACAAAAGCATAATGAAGCCATACATCTTGAGGAGCATTAGTTGACTCATAAACATAAGGTAAGCTAGAACCAAAAAATCCCCATTTACGAGTGCCAGTATCAGATTGAATTGTAACAGCGTCAGTAGCATTATATTGATGATTTAAAATTGTTTGATAACCGCTATTAGTACTCCACTTATAGAAAAATTCTATTGTAAAATCATTTGTTCCAAAATCAAAACTATCATTACTTGCTAAAGTTGTTATGTCAGCTGTTGCAAAATCTATACCAGAAGCAGCTGTAGTTGGAGTATAAGCTGCAGACCCTTTTACAACTCTTACATTAGACATATAACCATCTAAACAATAAGTAGCATTTGAACTATCACCATGTCTACCTAAGACAACTGGACCTTGATCTGTATAGTCTGTACTATCAGACCATGTACCTTTTGAAACACCATCTAAGTATAAAGTTGTGGTTCCAGAATTTCTTTGAACTACAATGTGAGTAAATTTATTATCATAATCTGAATAATCTGTAGAAATTTGTGCAGAACCAGCAACATAATATTTTAAAGTATTATCATTATGAATATAAAGTACAGGCGCATTTGAACTAGCACTTGGATTTGTTCTACCATCATATATATATGGATAGTTTGAATAAGTTGTTGAATAAACAAATGCCTCTATAGTAAAATCACCAGTACCAAAAGAAAAATCTGCACTAGCTGGAACTATTACAGCATCTCCATTACCATCAAAGTAAACAGAAGCACCAACATCAAATCCTAACGTAAATGAAGATGCACTCGAATTCGCGGTATTAATACCATCAGATGCAGAAAATGTAATCGCAAAACTGCCTGCATGAGCTTGATTTGTTGATGGTGTGATTTTAAAGTATTTGTTATTTGTTAATGTATTTTCAGCTATGGCACTATATGTACCACCAGATGTTGCACTTGATGTCACAGTGGCTGTACTTCCGAGAGAACCTGAAGTAATTTGCCATTTATATTGTAGTGCAATACCCTCCGGATCAGATGCTGTAATTTCAATACTTACTGGAGTACCATCTGTAGCAAAAGTATAACTCGCATTTCCAGCAGAAGATATAGTTGGAGAAGCATTAGTAACAGTAGCAACTTTATACCAGCCACTACCATTATGAACCATCAAATTATTATTTGATGTTATGAAAGCCATGTCTCCAGAAGAACCAGCCGGTAAAAGTCCAGGATTAGCATAAACAGTAGTACCACCTAATGATTGGTCAGTTGTACTTCCACCGCCATCAGATGATGTTTCAAATTTTGCTTTACCAGTGCTTGCATCTCTTTTGATAATAACAATATCATTACCAGTACCAACTCTTAATTCAGAAGCAATAACTTTTTTTCTATTATTACTGGTATCTTTAATTTCAATATCATTATCAGAATTAGGCTCAAGTTTAGTAGAACCAATTTGAACTACGGTTGATCCTATTCGTTCAGCTCTATTTTTTGCTATACCCATAGGATATATCCTTTATTTTTGTTTAACCAGAACTATCAGCTTGTGCAGCTTTTTCCGTAAGAACTGCCATTTCCGCAAGTGATGCACTTCTTGATGGGTGTGCTACAACTTCAGTAATTGTTTTTTCATGTATCTTTGTGTACCTATCTGTATTTTCAGTTGGAGTACCCAAAGTAATAATTAATTTATCGTGATCAGGTGTTATACTAGGTTTAGGTCCTAGTATATCAGCATAATCGTCAAAATCATCTGCTATTTGTTGTCTTGTTACAACCCTATTACAACCATATAAAACAGCTTTACCTGGTTTAGGTGTTAAACTAAACATATATTCTACTGTTTCTTTAGCACTATCAGTTAATGCCATTTTTCTCTCCTTTAATTTACTATGTTATAATTACAAATTCATATGAAGAGGCACCACCGCCTCCACCACCGCCTCCTCCGCCTCCGCCTACGGATCCACCAGAGTCAGCTAAACCACCAATATTACCACTAAATCCTGTAAGTGGGCTTCGTGTACTTAAAATTGTATTAAGTGCGGTTTTTTCAAATGTGTATACAGTTCCTGTATTAAATTGCTCTAAAGAATTTGCTGAGTCATCAGCTAATAATCTTATCGGTAATCCAGAAGTACCTTTACTTGAATCACCAACATTAAAAGCAAAACTAGTTTGTGAGTCCCGAGTAAGAACTTTTGTTAATAACCCACCACCTCCAAAATTATAAATTGTTCCTGAAGTAAATTTGTCTACTGAGTTAGCAGAGTCATGACCACCTAATAACTTTATAGAACCACCTACCGTAGAATTATCTGAATCACCAACATTAAAAGCAAAACTAGTTTGCGAATCACGTGTAAGAACTTTTGTTAACAATCCTCCACCACCAAAATTATAGATATTACCAGTAGTAAAACTTCCATATAATGTAGTAAGAGGATTAGTACTCGGTGTAAAAGCTGATGTATATACAGCAGTTCCTTTAATAATTCTAAAATTACTTATATAACCTGTAAAATAATTGTAACTAGAGCTTGTGTAAGTTTTGTAACCAACATTTACAGCATTAGTGTTATTCATGTCATCTGCAGCTGTCCCAGTATCCTTTAAAGCTCCACCTATGAATAATTTTACAGTTCCGGATTCTCTTGTAACAGCCACGTGTTGCCATGAACCAGTACTAAAATCAGAACTTTGAACCGCAATATCACTACCACTAGTAGCGTTCATATAAACTCTAATTTCACCAGTTGATACTTCATGTCCAATTGTTATACCTGTAGTACCGCCTGAGGGTCTTGAATCATAGAAAGTTCCTCTATTTGTAAAATTACTAGGATATGCCCAAAATTCTATGGTAAAATCACCTGTTCCAAAAGTAAAATCAGATGATGAAGCAGCAGAAAGATAATCTCCAGTACCATCAAAAATGGTGGATCCGTTAGGATTACTGCTGAATGGAGTTAATGCGTCTGCAGCTGCACCACCATTTGCGGTTATAGTATGACTATTAGAACTTGCATCAGTAATACTACCAGTACTATTCTGACAAGTTAATATTTGTGTATTTGTTATTGCAGTTAACGGAGACCTTGATGGAGTAAAGTTACCATTATAAACCGCAGACCCAATTACCATTCTAAAGTTTGAAATGTATCCTGGAAAAAAGTTTGAAGCTTCATTATCATCACAACCAATTCTTCCAACATTATTAGCAGGACCTACATAAGAAGTTCCACCATCATCATATGTACCATCACTTGTACCATTTACGTATATAGTGTTAATATTACCAACTCTTTCTAAAACTATATGATTCCAAGTATTAACTGATACTTGAGTGCTTCCACTTATTCTAAATGTCTGACTATAAAATCTGAAAGTACCAGTATTAGTCATTTGTAGCAAAATAGCATCTTGAGTTGAAGCGTGACCACCTCGACCATCATAGAGATGATAATAATTACTTATAGCTGTTGGGTATATCCACATTTCTATTGTATAATCATTAGTACCTACTACAAAACTTGGTATACTTAAATTATCATCAGTACCGTCAAAAAGAGTAGAACCACCACTAGTAGTTGAAGCGGTAAATGGATTTAGTTCATTTACAGCTGCATCACCGTTAACAGTAATAGTATGATTACTAGGACTCGTATCAGCAATACTACCAACACTATTATGACAAATTAGTAATTTTGTATTAGAAGTATTAGTAATATTATATCCTAATAAATTGAAAGATGCTGTTGTAGAAGGAGTACCACCACTGCCACTAAAATCACTACTACTATGAGCAGTCACATTACCATTAGCTGTTATAGTATAACTATTACTACTTGCATCTGTAATTGCACCAGTACTATTTTGACAAGTTAATAATTGTGTATTAGATATTGCAGACAATGGAGATTTTGACTCTACAAATGGACTAGAATAAGAAGAACTTGCATTACCACCCTCAGTTAAAGTAAGACCATTAGGACCTTCATCACTAACACTGCCGGTATAATTTTGAAAAGTCATTAATTCTGTATAAGAAGTTGATGTGAGTGGACTTGTAGGTGGTGTAAAAGCGGCTGTATAAACAGCACCATTACTAGCACTTGTTCCAATTTCTAACCTAAAGTTTGAAAGATATCCAGTATAAGGTAAGCTTTCTGAACCCGGTAGACCTGGTCCATATATCCCAAATGTCATTTGATTACTTGGATAGCTATTGTTATCTGAATAAGTTCCTTGACTTACACCATTCACATATAATGTTGTAGTTCCAGAATTTCTTACAACGGCTGTATGATGCCATGTATTTAAACTCAATGCAGAGCTCGTTATCTGAGTACCACCATTAGCATAAAATGCATACTCACCACTTGTAGTTAAATAAGTAGTCCAATCATAACTAGCTGCGTCACCACTTCTTCTTCTATCAATAACATTTGAAACAGTTGCAAAAGTTGTGGGGTAAATCCAACATTCTGCTGTAAAACTATTAGAACCAATAATTAAATCATTAGTAGTATTTGTCTTTATGTAATCTCCAGTACCATCAAAATAAGCTGAACCACCACCAGACGCTGGTGGATATACAACAGACCCTCCAACTACTCTGAAATTTGAAATATAACCTTTGAAAGGTTTTTGAAAAGAACCACTATAATACCTACCACCAATATATACTGTTTTATTTGAATAGCTATATGCAGTACTTTTTGATCCAGTATTTGATTGAGCAATACCATTAATGTAAAGTCTTTGTGTATTGCTAGAATCATCATTTGTAAAAGCTATATGATACCAAGTATTTATTGAAAGTGATGAATTACTTTCAAAAACAACTGCCTGATCATTTTCTATTAATTTTATTTTACCATCAGTATAAATCATTGCACATAAAGCACCAACATCTTCACCTATTTGAAATACTCCGCGATGATCAGGCAAATCACTAACGTATACCCAAAATTCTATTGTCCAATCAGCTGTTCCTAAACTATAAAAACTTTCTGAATTGGCAATAGTTAAGTAATCTCCAGTACCGTCAAAATATGTTGAACCATGAGGTAAACTTCCTACAGTAGTAAGATAACCAGCACCTGGAGTTCTCTCAAAACTCGTGTATTGACTATTGTCATAAGTAGTAGGAAATGTTCCAGCTGGTAAACTTGGCATTACTTCTTAACCCATAATGTT